TAATCAAACTTATTCTAAAGTAGTAGACGATAGGTCTGTTAATAATATCGATCCAGCGAGAAATAGAATAGAAACTAGACACGTTTCTGGAACTAACTACACTGATGTATTTGTTACTTGCTTGTTAGATTACGGTGAACCTGCAGATCAAGCAGCTTTTGACAACGCAACAGATCAAGCTGGTGCTTATATATTTGACGAACTAGGTCTAAGAGCATTTTCTACCTCAGGCGAAGGTAGATTGTTAACACATGTTCTGTTTCATCCAGTGCAAAAGAGTTTGAATAGATTGATTCAAATTGATTACACAGTTCGCATACAGTCGCTGTCAGGGTTTAACGAGGTATAATAATGGCATATTCAGTTCCTTTTACAGATAACCTAGAAAAAGGTTCTATCGTGGTAGAAGATGGCACTCTAAATGAGCAAACCACAATTAAATTGCCTGGCAGAAATTACACTGGATATGGTAACGCAATTGCAGAAAATTTTTTACACCTTCTAGAAAATTTTGCGAGCAGTAATCAACCTTCTAGAGCAATTGAAGGTCAGTTATGGTATGACACAACACAGGATAGCGAACAATTAAAACTGTATGACGGCACAAGCTGGATACCTGCAGGAAATGTTAATAGAAGCGCAATTGAACCAGACACAGCTCAGGAAGGAGACTTGTGGGCAAACACAGAAAACCAGCAGCTCTATCTCAAAAGCGAAAACGAGTGGATATTGGTAGGACCTAATTTTTCCGATGGTCTTAGCACAGGAGCATCTCCTACTACAATAGTTGGCACAGACAATGAAGAATATTCTGTTGTGCTTATTGAAGTACAAGCTCAACCGGTCGCGATTATATCTACAGGAGAATTTACGCCAAAAACAGCAATATCTGGATTTACTAGGATAAGGCCAGGTATTAATCTCACATCTCGAGACATAACCGGAGCAGGTAATACTAAGTTTATAGGAACGTCTGAGAAAGCCGAAGCACTTGTAGTAGGCAATGATACAATCGGAGCAGCAAATTTTTTGAGGGGGGACGTTCAGTCAAGGTCAAATTTTCCACTTATTATACAAAACAACGACGGAGTTTCAATCGGGACAGATTCTGCGCTTACTTTAGGAATAGACGGCCAGGCAGGACTTATTCAACATAATATTGATGGATCTAATATCGACATTAGAATGAGGGATCAAGGAACTACGCGCACTGTAGTTAGAATTGATAGTTCCCAAAATGTTGGCATCAATAATCAAGCACCAGACGAAGCGCTAGATGTCAACGGTAATATTCAAACAAATAGTGCAATATTTGTAGATGGTACAGAAAATTCAAACGAAATTAATGAAGGTTCGATTATAACCAGAGGAGGAGCTGGTATAGCTAAAAACCTCAATGTGGGTGGGAATTCTAGATTTGCTAATCTAAGCACTTTTGCAAACATAGTTCCAGACGGGCCTAATACTAGAAATATCGGCGTTCCTGAAGCGAGGTTTAAAAATATATATGCCACTACATTTGTAGGCACTTTAGAAGGCAATGTTCTAGGTACAGTGTCAGGCGCGTCGGGCGAAGCAGAAAGATTAACCAATACTACCAGTTTCCAAATTATAGGAGATGTTACCTCACAAAGTGTTACATTTAACGGTTCAGGCAATTTAACAAAAACCTTTGAAACCAGCATAAGCAATTCTTTTATTGGCGACAAAGACAGAGTTCCTAGCTCTAATACAGATGATGAACTATTGATAAACAGAGTATCTGGCACTACTGGCTTGTTCAAAATTTCTGTAGATAATTTACTGGATCGTGTACCTGAAAACCCTGCGGGAGTCATAATGCCTTATGCTGGTGATTCTGTTCCTGGGGGATGGTTATTATGTGATGGTTCAGAATACTCTCGGTCTACATACCAGCGTCTCTACGATGCAATAGGAGACAAGTTTGGAAGTGATGTTGAATCTGGTAATTTTAGAGTTCCTGATTTGAGAGGACGACTACCTTTAGGTGCTGATAACATGGGAGGTAGCAGTGCTGACAGGGTAACGGCGGACTATGCAGACGGGGTAGGCCAGGCAGGCGGGTCTGATAAGGTTAATATAGAAGTTGAAAACCTACCAGACCACGAACATGATCTCAAAGGTGATTCAGGTGACCAATACTATGCAATTCGTGATGTTGCTGGCACACCAAACGATAAAGAGGCTATAACATATGATGCTCCCACAGGATTAGGAAACGGCCAAGCTTATCCTAGCAGCGGAGGTGTTGTTGATGGAGAAGGTAATCCTCTAGATATTATGAATCCAACATTAACAATAAATTACATAATTTACACAGGCAGGGCAGCATAAGATGAGCTATCGACTGAACAAAACCAACGGTGAACTAGTGCTAGATCTAGCAGACGGTCAAATTGATAATACTAGTACAGACATAACTCTAGTAGGAAGAAATTTCAAGGGATTTGGCGAATTTATAAACGAAAATTTTATCAAAATTGTTGAAAATTTTGCAAACCTTAATCCGCCCGACGCTCCTTTAGAAGGCCAGTTATGGTATGATACAAACCAAGCAAAGCTTAAAGTTTACAACGGTTCCGAGTTTAGACCAGCAGGCGCTCCGTTATTAACCCCAGATAGACCTCCTCTTGTAGGCGGCGATTTATGGATAGATAATCTCAACAGGCAACTGTATTTTTACGACGGAAATATAGATAACGAATTAACACTCGCAGGTCCTATTTACAGTGATTCACAAGGAAAAAGTGGATTTGAGGTAGAAACCACTATTGATATATCTGAGCAACAAAGAACAGTTTTGAAGTTGTTTATAGGAGGAGACCTTGTTGCAGTTATTACAGATGCTGAGTTTAGATTATCTGGTAATAACAAAGTTCAAGGTTATCCCGATGATCCTAACGATTCTATAAATCCTCCAAGACAGTTGTTTGAAAATGGAGTAAATCTAGTAGATGCAAATTTCCGTTTTAGAGGCACTGCAAACTCTGCTAGAGCTCTTGTTGATGCAGAAGGAAACGAAAGAACAACGGCAAACTTTTTGCCAGCTGACGAGAACGGTGAAACAACCGGTAGTTTATTTGTAAAAAATGCCAATGGTGTCTCTATTGGCGTCAATGATATTAATTATGCTAGTTTTAAACTTATAGGTACAACAGCAGCAATAGAAACGCAGCAATCTAATACGGATCTTACACTGCGTACAAGGATAGGCAACCGAGATCTTAATGCTGTTTATATTGACGCAGATGAGGCAAGAGTGGGTATTTTTGATACTACACCGGATTATACTCTAGACATAGATGGTGATTTGCGTGCTACCGGCAATGCTATTATTGACGGAAATCTTACTGTAAACGGGGAAGCAACATACATTAATGTAAACACATTATCTGTGCTAGATAAAAACATAGAGTTAGGATTACTAGACGATAGCACAGAAGGCAATGACAATGATGTAGATAACGCAGGCATAATTGTAACATCTTCAGACGGAAGTAAAGATTTTGTTTGGAAAAGAGATACAAATTCATTCTCCTCAAATGTGAATATTGATTTACTACAAGGAAAAGAATATAAAATCAACGGGCAAACAGTTCTAAGTTTTAACCGTCTGCCTACAGTGAGTTCTGCAAACAATCTGTCTAGTATAGGAACATTGGTTAAGCTGAATGTGGATGATATTGAAATAGATGGCAATGTAATATCCTCCAGTACAAACACAGATATATCATTTGACCCAGGCCGCAATATATCCGTTTCTAATAGTTTAATTAAGCTGGTAAATGATCCTGATGACGAAAAAGATGCTGCTAACAAAAGATGGGTAGAAGAACAAATTAATTCTATTGATGTGGGGTTTGCTTTGGATATTACCGGCTTGGACAACCCGACACTTAATGACCCTTTTGAATCTGTAAAGGAAATACTAGAGGAAATTCACCCTTCGGAAAATAAAACAAACGGAACTAGAGCAAGAATTCATTGTACTTCGACAAACAACCTTACAGTTACGGGCATTAATGTTGACGATGCAAAAAGTTTGACAACGGTTGATGTCCTAGGAGCAGACTCACAGCAAACAGAAGAATCTGTAGTTCAAGATATAACTTTTGTAGATGTATCTGGATCTATATCCTCACAACCCACAAGGCAACTAATGGAATTTACGATTCGAAACGGTGAGTGGGACCATGATTCTACTACTACTCTCAATTTGTAACCGCATATCGATAAATACTCTTATAGAAGGGGTATGAAATAATGGCTTACACTATCAATCGATACGACGGCAGCACACTTACCGTTGTTGAAGACGGTACTATCGATCAAAACACAGATCTAAAACTAGTTGGCAGGAATTATGCCGGTTACGGTGAAATACAGAATGAAAATTTTGTATTCCTGTTAGAAAACTTTGCAAACCAAAATCCGCCTCCTAAACCTGTCAGCGGCCAATTATGGTTCGACTCTAGCGCATCCAAATTAAAATTCTACGATGGAGGGCAATTTAGATCTACCGGCGGCGCAGAAACAAACACCGATCAACCTTCCGGGCTCACAGAAGGTGATTTTTGGTGGGACACTTCAAACGAACAGTTGTATGCATTTAACGGCACAGACTTTATTTTGATCGGACCGCAGGATGCCGGTGAAGGCATCACGCAGATGCAGAGTCGAACAGTAATAGACACTAATGGTGTAGCCCATTCTGTGATTGTATCGATTCTCAATGATGAAGTCGTTCATATTATATCAAATGAAGAATTTTTCATACAACAGACTTCAGAAAATGCAATTTCTGGATTTGACATTGTAAAGAAAGGTGTGACACTAGTTAACACTCAAAATGCTACTGGCGGTGTTACAACAACTGATCATCTTTTTTGGGGCACCGTGTCTAATGCTTTGCAATTAGGCGGTGTTGACGCAGACGATTTTGTTAAACAAGGTGATGCTGGATTTAACTCTTTGGTATCATTCTCGGATTTTGGTTTAGCAGTTGGCAATTCTAATGATCTAAAGGTTACTATAGAAAACGGCGACGAAGCAGCTATTTCAAACGAAGTCGGTGGAGTCATAAAATTTAAAGCAACCGATCAATCAGGCACTTTAAAAGACACACTGCGCATTCGCGCCAACAGCGTTCTACCAGGTAAAACAGGCGGCGTAAAAGAAGCTGTTGCTATTGGCGCAATGGACGATACTTTTGAAGATGTTTATGCAGATAATTTTTGGGGAGTAAGTGAGCAAGCAAACAGTCTGTTAGTAGGCGGAAACAAACGATTCGGTGATGTTCAGGCTACTTCAAATTCTGTAGCGGTTAGAGACAGTTCAGGAGATTTGAGAGTAAATCTTCTCAGAGGAACAGCACTAGCTGCTAGATATGCAGATTTGGCGGAAATTTATTCAACAGATCGAAAGTATCCTGTAGGAACAGTGCTTACTATATGTGTCCATGAAGGCCACGAAGCAGAGCAGGCTGAAGAGAACGATATTCCGATTGGTGTAGTTTCTCTAAAACCAGCATACATAATGAATTCAGAAGCAGAAGGGCAGCCTGTGGCCCTTACAGGCAGAACACCAGTAAGAATTACAGGAGCTGTGCAAAAAGGAGATGCTATTAGTGTAGCAGATAACGGTACAGCAGTAGCAAACGGATCAGGCGCCAGAGTAGGAATCGCACTAGAATCTAGCAGTATTGTGGAAGAAAAGCTAGTCGAATGTTTTATCAAGACATAAATAAGTGCGTACTTAATGGAAAATAAATATGTCAATTAATTCTGGTGATAGAATAATCGCTGCCGACTATAATACTCTCCAAAGTAGAGTAGAACAAATCCTAGGCACTGGCTCCCAATCTTTCGGCTACGGACAACAGGTAGAAAGCTCACAGGTAAGCGGACCATCTGAAACTGGAGCAACAGATGCTAGCGATGTTACTGCAGAAGAGTTAAACAATCTTCGAAGCGATATAGGCAGGATATATACTCATCAAACAGGATTGTCAAATCCTGTCGAAGAATTTGTTTCTACAGATGTAATTGGTGCTGACCAAACAGCTAAAGAAGTTACAGTAGACGACGATAATAATTATTCCTATAATGATATAGATGAAACAAAAGGATTTAATAATTTAGTTGAAATTGTAAATGAGCTAGAATCAGACTCAAATCGTTTTAACATTAATCCTAATCAACAAGGAATAGTATTTCTCTCGTCTGACAGACGCACTCTTAGCTGGAATGGAAATATTCAATCAGAATTTCAACTTTCTTTTTCTGACTCTGACCAAAGAAGATATTTCTTTAATGCAGGCGGCCAAATTAGAATTAACGGTACGGTTACAAATGCGTCTACCCAAAGAGGCACATTCTGGAACGATCTAATAGAAAATCCTGGTGAGATACAATTCGGATATAATTATACTCAAAATACTGGCAGCAGTAATGGAGTATCATTTCCAGGTGGTAAAAAAGGTAATGCAGACTTAACCTCTTTATATCAAACTATCTTTAGAAAAGATGCAAGTTCTGGATTATATTCGGACAGCTACTGGGAGATTCAAGCAAAAGAAATTTCAGATAGCAAAATCAGTTTCCGCGTTATTCTAGTAAACGACGGACCTGAAAGTGACACTGACTCTGGAGTTTCTGGTGCAATATCAGGCGGGGTCAAAGAATCTGTCGAAGCTGACATTGAATTTGACTATGATGCCAGAAGAGCCGATGGCACGGTTGTTACAGAATTTCCAAATATACAAATCTCAGACAGATTCGAATAGCCACTTTGAAACGTCCGCACGCTACACCGCCAATAAATAGCTTAGTATTGGATGTTCTAATAAATGGCAGTTAATTCAACACAATCTATTACCGCAGAAGAATATAACAGTCTGCAGTCTAGAATTTCTCAGATACTAGGCACCGGCTCGGATAACGAAGGCTATGGACAGACAGTATTATCTTCACAAGTTCAATCAATAACCGACTTGTCGGCAGTTGACGGCGACTCCGTTTTGTCAACTCAGCTTAACAATCTTCGCGACGATTTTAATACTGTGGTTGAACATCAAACAGGGTCGCCTACTGATATATCCAGTTTTTCTGTAGGAGACATTGTAGGTGCAGACCAGTCAGGGACTGATATAGAGTACGACCAAGACGGAAATATTACTTTTGTAAACGAAGACGATTCAAAAGGATTTAACGATTTTATTTCTCTCATCAGTGATTTAGAAAGTAACAGATTCGACATCGCACAAAACCAACAAGACATCTCTACTTTGGTTTCGTTAAGTAGAAGTGACTCCTGGAACGGAACCATAAGTGCAACTGTTTTAGTAGAATTTGTCTCTGAAGACGACCTTAGATATTTCTTTAATGCAGGCGGCCAAATAAGATTTGTAGGGGATGTTACAAATGTTTCAACTCAAAGAGGCACATTCTGGAACGATCTAATAGAAAATCCCGGCGAGGTACAGTTCGATGCCGAAAAAACCAATAATACAGGAAGCGATAGCGGTGTTTCCTTATTTATGGTTGGAAATTATGATTTGACTTCGTCTTATCAAAACATATTTAGAAAAGATGCCAATGCTGGACTCTATAGTGACAGTTTTTGGCGCATAGAAGCTAGAGAAGAATCTACAAAATCTATTAGTTTCCGTATAATTCTTGTTAATGACGGTCCTGAAAGCGACACTGATTTCGGAGTACCCGGCGGGGTCGACGGAGGAATACAAGAATCTGTTCAAGCGGACATAGAGTTTGAAATATCTACTCGTCGTGCAAACGGCGTAGTAACTGTTGCTAACCCTGATATTACTATCACTAACTCTTTTTAAAATTTGACATTCGTCGGTTTTTCACTTATAATTAATATAATAAGGAGGACCTAATGGACGAACGACTAGAAAAAGCTCTTGATTTTTCGAACTACATGGTAACTCTAAATAATCAAAAAAGAATTTTGAAAGAGAAATTTAGAGAATCTGTAGTGCATTATCATAGAGGCGGTCAGTTTACAGTAACAAAACAGCTTGTTACATTTGTAAATCTACTGGTAGACAAAGATAACACAGAAAACGTTGTATTAATTGACGACAATGAAACACCTATCATGGTAGAAGATTTGGAAAATTTTCTAGATGATATATTAGATATCTACTTTTCCGCAGCAAATGTGTTTCACACAGAATATCAAAAGCTAACGAAAAACAGATCCACAGAAAAATTAGTAGAGTATGAACAAGACTAAAGGTATTTTGGTTTTTGCAAGAAACAATTCTCAAATAGATTACATAAAACAGGCATATTTTCTTGCAAAAAGAGCTCGAAGCTATCTCGATCTCCCTACAACAGTAGTAACTGACAGTGAGGATTTTCTAAAAAATCAATACCCTGACTGGGACTCTGTGTTCGACGGAATTGTTTCTATTGTGTGGGAAGAGGATAAGCTAGTTGGCAGCGCAGTTCTTTCACCTAGAGAAAACAAAAATCTAAAAAAGTTTCATGATGGTTCGCTAGTAAGCAAGCAGCTTGCCTGGAAAAACGAAGCTCGGGTGCTCGCATATGAAGCCTCTCCTTACGACGAAACGCTGGTTCTTGATACAGATGTTATAGTTTGCAACGACGAGTGGTTAAAATGTTTTGAACAACAGCATGATCTTCTCCTTTATAAACACTCAACAGAGCTGATAGACATAGATAGGGGCGATGATCTCGAAAGAATTTCTGATACATCAGTGGATTTTTATTGGGCAACCTGTGTTTTCTTTAGGAAAACAGAAACAAATAAAATTTTCTTTGGTTTAGTGCAGCATATACAGGAAAATTGGTCACACTATAACAATATCTTTCAGATAAATTCTCCTTATTACCGCAATGATTACGCTTTTTCGATTGCCGTACACATAATGAACGGCTATCAAACAGGTGATTTTGCAAAACCTATGCCAGGAACGTTGTATTTTGCTTCAGATAGATCCGTTTTGTGGCAGATTCAAGGAGAATCACTGTTTGTATTGCTAGAAAAACCACTTTATGATGGAGAATACACGCCTTTGAAAGTAAAAAATTGCAATTTACACTTTATGAACAAGTTTAGTTTGAACAGGTGTATCGATGAGCTCTAGAGGATTTGTAATTTATGCAGAAGGATCTGCGTATGTCAGGCAGGCATATCTTGCAGCACTCAGTTTACAAGCTTCCGGCAATGAATATCCTGTCAGTTTAATCACCTCAGATTCCGTTTCTCGAAAATTTCGTCGAGTCTTTGATAAAATTATCAAAATTCCGTGGTACACAAAGTCAGAACACAGTCTTTGTACAGATAATCGCTGGAAAATCTATCATGCAACACCCTATGAACACAATATTGTTCTAGATTCAGATGTTTTAGTACTAGAAAATCTTGATTATTTTTGGGAATTTGTAACTAATTACGATTTGTATTTTCCAACCACAGTTTTCACGTATAGAAAAGAACAAATTGTAGACAATTTTTATAGAAAAGCATTTTCTGCAAATGATTTGCCTAATTTTTATAACTGTGTACACTATTTTAAAAAATCAGATTTTGCAAAAGAGTTCTATGCTTGGGTAGAGCTAGTAAATAATAACTGGGAACTGTTTTATGGTAAATTCTGCTCAGAACACTATCCAAAGCAGCCTTCGATGGATATAACAACTGCAATAGTTTCAAAAATACTTGATTGTGATAGCGAAATTTCTAATGCGTCAACGGAATTACCTCAGATTGTGCATATGAAATCGCAAGTCCAGTATTGGAAAAATTCTACAACACGGTGGCAGGACAGAGTAGGAGTGTATTTGAGCGAGGACCTACAGCTAAAGATAGGAAATCATAGACAGGATAGTATCTTTCACTATACAGAAAACGATTTTTGCACAGATACAATGATAGGAAAGTTTGAAAAATGTCTGAATCTTTGATGTATGTAAATTTTGAAGAAGAAACAGGAAAAATTCTAGGAATTAGCCCCAAACAGAACAGAACCAGCTCTATTCCTGTATTTTTATCGTCAGTTCAGCCTTTATTAGACGGTGTCGAGCCTAAAAGAAACTACAGAGTTGAATATAACGCAAAAACCAAAGAGCTAGAACTAAAACATCAGTTCATTTCTAGGTTTGATGGCTCGAATGTTAATGATTTTATCTATGAAATTCCTGAAACCGGTGTAAAAGATACAGATATTATAATAGAACAGAATATTTCAGAGATGTGCTGGAAAATCAAAATAGGATCTAAGCTCAAAAAAAATCTTCGTACTAAAAAGATACGACTAAATCAAACTTTAAATTTTGCTGTTACTAGAAAGCACGATCCTAACATTCTCTACAAAACTCTTTCTGTAGACTTTTCTTCTATTATGACAGATAACTATGCATTGCTGCCTTTTGACATGCAGTTTGAAAGATCAGACGCGGCTATCAGTGTTTTTACAGCTAGAACGTTTGATTCCTATCTTTTTACAAGAGTGGTTAATGAATAATAAAATAAGAATAGTAGAACAGGACATAATTTTTCTTTCCTATGACGAGCCAAACGCAGAAAAAAATTACGCAGACCTCTGTCAAAAGATTCCGTGGGCAAAAAGAGTTCATGGAGTAAAAGGCTCTGATGCCGCACACAAGGCGTGTGCTGATATTTCTGAAACAGACTATTTTGTTACAGTTGACGGTGACAACCAGATAGATACAGAATTTCTAGTTCAAGAAATTGATCTGGACGAGCTAGGTTTAACTTCCGATCATGTTTTTTCATGGTGCGGAAAAGTAAATGTGAATAACTTAATGTACGGAAACGGCGGATTAAAACTTTGGAATAAAAAATTTGTTCAAAATATGCGCACTCACGAAGCAGCATCGCAGAATGACACTAAATCTCTTGTAGAGTTTTGTTTTAATAATCTATATTACCAATTCGATGATAATTTTTCTATTTCTTACATTAACAGTTCTCCTTTTCAGGCTTTTCGAGCAGGATTTAGAGAGGGAGTTAAAATGAGTCTTGATCAAGGACAAAAGCTTTCTGATATAAAAACAGCTTGGTCAAAAAATTATGAACGTCTTTTAATATGGTGCTCTGTAGGAGCAGACATCGAAAACGGATTATGGAGTATGTACGGTGCAAGAGAAGGCTGTTACCTTACAAATTGTACTGATTGGGATTATACACAGGTAAGAGATTTTGAATATTTAACAGAACAGTGGACAGATTACTATTCAAAATCAGAAGATACCTTGAAAGCAGAAATTGAAAGGTTGGGGTCAATATTAACACAAGAGTTAAAATTAGAAATAGGTTATCTGGATCCTCAAGCAAGCAATTTTTTCAAAAAAGTGTATTATAACTTTCCTAGAAGATTAAAAAATGTCAAACGAACACGAAATAGATAAATTAAAAGCAAAGCGAGACATAATTAATAAAATAAGCCCAAGCTTTTGTTCTGCAAAGTGGCTGCAAACAACTCTATATCTTCAAAACGGATATAATCACTCCTGTCATCACCCTGCACCTCACAAAATACCTGTAGAAGAGGTGCTAGAAAACCCAGCAGCATTACATAATTCAAAATTTAAAAAAGAACAACGGCAAAAAATGTTGCAAGGTGAAAGACCGGCAGAATGTTCCTATTGCTGGAAAACAGAAGATCTCAAAGAAGATCATTTTTCAGATAGACATTATAAAACTTCAGATAATTGGGCATGGCCTCGTTTAAATGAAGTTGCCGAATCAAATCCGCGGGACAATATAAATCCTTCTTATCTCGAGGTTAGTTTTTCAAATGTCTGCAATTTCAAATGTTCTTATTGCTCGTCCGAAATAAGTTCTAAGTGGCTAGAAGAGATTAAACAATACGGTGAATACGATACCAGCCAAGCAAACCATAACCTTGATTGGTTAAAAGACAGTGGAAGATTTCCCTATAAAAACAGAGAAAAGAATCCTTATGTAGAAGCTTTTTGGCAATGGTTCCCAGACATTCTACCTGATCTTAAAGTCTTCAGAATTACAGGAGGCGAGCCGCTACTCAGCAAGGAAACATGGAAAGTCTTAGACTATGTAGAAAACAATGCTGATAAACCTATCGATATTGCAATTAACACTAATCTATGTGTAGATAATCTATTAATAGATAAATTAATTGAAAAGTTTGAAGATTTGAAATCTAAAGGGCACTCTTGCGAAGTATATACCAGTCTAGAAAGCACTAGCAAAAAAGCTGAATATAGTAGATATGGATTAGACTACAATCAATGGTGCAAGAACGTAGAGAAAATTCTCGAGCAAAGCAGCTTGAATGTTGCTGTGATGACAACAATAAATCTTCTCAGCATTACAGATTTTGGAAATTTTATAGATTTGATTATGGAAATGCGTAGAAAGTATAATACTTCGTCTGCAGAGAATAGACTGCCTTTGAGCATAAATCAGTTGCACTGGCCACCTTATTTAAATATTTCAATATTACCTAAAAAAATAAAAAACAAAATTTACGATGATATAATAAATCATTGCGAAAAACTGTTAAAATATAACAATGACGGTAAAATAGAAAGACTGTATCTTGAGGAATGGGATCAAATTCAAAGGCTGTGCAAATCAATGATGTCCTCAGAACACAAATCTAACGAGATCATAGACTTTCAAAAATACATACTAGAGTACGACAGAAGAAGAAACACAGACTTTCGAAAAACATTTCCGGAATTAGAGGAATTACTAGACTAATATGCCTAAAAAGCAGGATGAATCACTTGTACAATATAGAGATAGGATAATAGATAAAATTAGCAGCAGTTTTTGTGCTGCAAAATGGTATAATGCTACTATTTGGCTAGGCAGCGGAACTACTGCTAGCTGTCATCATCCCCCTGCTCATCAAATTCCTTTAGAAGAAGTAAAGGAAAATTTCAAGGCGATTCACAATACTAAGCATAAGAAGCTCATGCGGAAAATGATGTTAAATGGTGAACGTCCAAAGGAATGTGAATATTGCTGGAAAATGGAGGACATTTCTAAGGATACTGTAAGTGACAGAGTTTTTAAAACAATTATCTATCAAGACGACGAAATAAATGAGCTTGCTAAAGTAGACTATCGTGAAGATGTTGATTTAAAAACTTTGGAAATATCATTTGACAGAGTATGTAATCTTGCTTGCTCATATTGTAATGCTAGTTTTTCTACTACCTGGGCAAGAGATATAAAAAAGAACGGTGCATACCAAAATCTAGTGTCAGACGGCGCGGGAGCATTTCAACAGGACGGATCATGGACAGAGCCTTATACATCAGACGACGAGAATCCTTATATTCAAGCATTCTGGGAATGGTGGAATGACAGTTTATCAGAAAGTCTTGATGAATTACGCATAACAGGCGGTGAACCTTTAATGAGCGGAAATACCTGGAAATTATTTGACTGGTTTTCCAATCAAAATTCTGATATGAGATTTGCGATCAATAGTAACCTAATAGCAAAGCCTGATTTTATTGATAGTCTAATCGAAAAAACAAAAAACATTAATCGTTTTGAAATCTATACTTCATGTGAAGCTGTAGGAAAGCATGCAGAATATATCAGAGACGGTCTAGATTATGGGTTGTGGAAAAACAACATGGTTAAAATATTAGACGAAGGAAATCTTCGCGGTATGCATGTCATGATGACAATAAACAGTTTGTGTCTTTTCAGTATTACTGACTTTTTTGATGAAATGTACGAAATCAAAGAATGGTTTCATGAAAAGACCGGAAAAAAGCAACCTACAATGAGTGTGAATTTGGTACGCTTTCCTAGTTTCCAGTCTCCTCTTGCACTTCCGGATCATATCAAAATCTATTTGAAGACACAGTTAGAAGACTGGTATTCAAAAGCAAAAGAACAGCCGCTTTGGCATGAATTTGAAAAATCAAGCATTGAAAGATTGATCGATTATCTTGACGTAGTTGATGCTCCCCATAGAAGAACGTCTAACAAGATTACTCTCTGGAGAGATTTCAAAAGTTTTTACAAGCAATACGACAAGAGACGTGGAAAAAGCATCTATGTTTTCCCAAAGATCTTAACAGACTGGTTCGACCAGTTGCCTGATACTGAATTATCAGAATTTGCGCAACTACGCAACGGTAATTCAACAAACCAGTATCAAGCTGATGAAGAATTACAGCGCCTCGCAGAAGAGGAAGGCTGGATACTCGATCCAGATCCAAAAAATATTGATGAACCTCTCGGAAAATATGACTAAAAAAGTAAGCGAGTACTTCTGCGTTGCTCCTTGGACTCACACTTTTGTTTCTCCTCAGGGAGAAAGACGACTTTGCTGTGCTAGTAGAGAAGAACCCAGTTTTCAAAAACAGTATATTGATGCCGGTGATGACAACGATAATGATTTTGTCTCGCAAACTTTAGACGAGCACTGGAACAGTAATTATATGAAAGATATTCGTCGTAGAATGTTAAACGGCGAGCGTTTATCAACATGTGAAGTATGTAATGGGCAGATTTTAAATCTTCATACATACAAAGATTACTTTAATAAAACTCTCTTTCCAAACAAAATGGATGAGATATTAGAAAATACAGATGAGGATGGCTATACAACTCTAAAACCTATTAGTTACGATTATCGTATTTCTAATCTATGCAATTTTAAATGCAGAATGTGCGGGGAGCAGTTATCTAGTGCTTGGGAAACTGAAAAAAATAAACATTACAAACTAGATTATACCACAAATAAATGGATGGAACCTTCTACACGTAAGAAAATATCAAAATTCCAGGAAGAGGTGCTAGAAGAAGAATTGCAACGGGCAGTAGATGAAGGCAGAATTGAAGAAATTTACTGGGTAGGCGGTGAACCTCTTATGTGGGAACGTCATTGGACTGTGATGAATCAACTGGTAGAGACTGGCAATTCAAAAGATGTGGTGATAAGATATAACACAAATCTTAGCAGAATAACTTATAAAAATTACAATCTGTATGACATGTTACCTTATTTTAAAAGAATAAATCTTTGTGCAAGCATAGACGGAGTTGGCGAAGTAGGTGAGTATATCAGAACTGGACTAGATTGGAAATCATGGTTTGAAAACTTCAAAAAAGGGATGTTTTTGATAGATAAATTCGGTGATGATGCTCTGGTATTTGATGTTACCTTGACTACTCCTGGTTTTTTTGATTTAAAAAATCTATTCGATACAGTAACAGAACTAGATGTCAAGAGTTATCTTAAAATTACTTTTGCTTTTGATCCTTCTGTTGTGATGAGCCCGATGTGTTTGCCGAGAAAGATTTTAGATGACAAAATATATGAACTTCTAGAATATATGGAGCCTAGACAAACACGGAAGAACAAGGTATATATAGACACCTTGCAAGATATGTTGAAAAGACCTACTTTTGAGGAACAGTGGCCCGAAAAAGTACGTCAAGGCCTAAAAAGAGGAAAGCATAATATAGAATTTCTAGAGAGCATACGACAGCAAAAGACTACTTTTAGAAATGTTTTAAATAAGGATGCAAAAAAATGGTGGGACGCAATTGAGTAAAACATTTTGTCCACTTCCTTGGACACATCTAGCCACTCATCCTCATGGGAGTGTGACGTTGTGTTGCGAAAGCGATCATTCTAACAGAGCATCTGAATCGAGAGATTTTCCTAAGCAATATAAAACGCTTCATTCCGAACAATTCGATTTTGATTCTATTTTTAATAGTGAATACTTTAATCAGGTAAGACAACAAATGTTGAACAACGAAATACCTGACGCCTGTTTTAAATGTTTTTACTATGAATCTATAGGAAAAGAAAGCAAACGTCAGCGAGAAAGCAAACGTCTGGATTTCGGAATAGAAAACGCTAGTGAAATTACAAATCTAGACGGTTCTTTAAAATCTCTCGAGTTTGAGTTTATAGAGTTAAGGCTAGGTAATTATTGTAATCTAGGATGTAGAACCTGCAATCCTTCTAGCTCTACTACACTGAAAAAAGATTGGAAAAAAGTTTTTGGAGAGAAAGATTTAATAGATCAAAAGCTGTTTGATTGGCCCGACAATGAAGATTTTTGGGAAAGTTTGTCTCAACACGTTGGCAATCTACAATACATATACATAAACGGCGGCGAACCTTTATTGATAGACAAGCATAAGTTTTTTCTAGAAAAACTAGTAAGGAACAATCATGCTCGAAACATTCATTTAGTCTATAGCACAAATGGCACAGTCGTTAACAACAAATTTATAGATGTATGGAAGCATTTTAAGTCTGTTGATTTAATGATATCTGTAGATGATATAGAAGAAAGAAATACCTATATCAGATATCCATCAGATTGGAAAAAGATATTAAAGTTTTTGGATTGGATAGAAGAATTGTCTCAATCATTACCTATTACATTTAAAATACTGCAAACAGTGTCTGCAATGAATGTTTACTATTTAGGAGAAGTCGCGGATTATTTCGATAATAAAAACATACCAGTAAGCAGAAATTATGTACATCAACCTAAATATTATAGACCAGATGTATTGCCACAGCCAATCAAAAACAAAATACTAGAAATACACAAAGACTATGATTTTTATACAGAATTAAAACAAATATTAGGGTCTGAAAATAACGATTTTGATAATTTCATTAAAGTAACAAAAGAATTCGATGCAGTAAGGAAGCAGAGTTTTCATGATACATTCCCACAATTAGCGAAATTAATTTATGAGCACCAATAAAGACACAAAATGTATTTTACCGTGGATACACACGCACACATGGCCTAACGGTGCTGTATATCCTTGTTGTCTAACACCCATGGAGTATACAATGGGTGATTTAAATCAGGAAAATCTAAAAGAAGTCTGGAATAACAAACAATACAAAAAACTTCGTGCAGAGATGATTTCAGGAAAAGAGCCTGAAAGTTGTAAACGCTGCTTCGAGCAAGAATCAGTAGGCAAAAACAGTTTTAGAGAAGACGTGAATGAAAAATTTAGACATTTGCATTATCTATTTGACAAAACAAAACCAAATGGTTCTCTAGATTATTTTAAATTGTATTACTGGGACTTTAGATTTTCTAATATTTGCAATATGAGGTGTAGGAGTTGCGGTCCGCAGTTAAGCACAGGCTGGTATGAAGATACTAAAAAACTGTGGGGAGGTCTTCCTCAAGACATTCCAGATTCTGAACCTAAATTTGATATGTGGAAAGAAATTGAGCCGTTTTTTCCTGATGTCGAATCTATTTATTTTGCAGGTGGAGAACCTCTTATAATGGAAGAGCACTACAAAATACTTGAAAAATTAGATGAATTAGAAAAATATGATACACACATAAGTTATAATACAAATTTTAGTAGATTAACATACAAAAAAATAAACGCAGTCGATGTTTGGTCTAAATTCAAAAATGTAGAAATAGGTGCTAGCATAGACGGGTTTGGAAAAAAGGCCGAATATATAAGAAAAGGCACAGACTGGAACAAAATAGAAGCTAATAGAAAAGAGCTAAAAAGAAAAGCGCCAAATGTTGACTTCTGGATAAATTTTACTCTAAGTGTGTATAATTCATATCACGTTATAGAGTTTTATAATTGGGCAGTTGACTCTGGTTTTATAAAACCAGATAAATTCCATATTAATTTAGTGCAATTTCCGGAGCACTTAAGATTACAGATACTGCCAACTCATATTAAAAAAGACTTGACTCGAGAATACAAAAAATTAGCTGAGGTCACTAGGAAGAGAAATATAGATCATCTAGCAGATCAATTTGATAGTATTACGAATTTTATGTGGCAAGAAGATCGAACTGATTTACAAGAAAATTTCAAAAAGTATACTCTAGCAGTGGATAAAATTAGAGAAGAAAATTTTGAAACAGTTTTTCCTGAATTGGAACAATTATTAAGATGAAAACAATATTATGTGCAGGATGCAGCTGGACCTACGGGCATGGTTTACAAGACTATCAAACTTATCCAGCAAAAATTCAGGATCACTTAGATGATTGTAAAGTTATTAATGCAGGCTTAGGAGGGCGAGATAATCAATATTCTACTTATGTAGTATCTAGAATGATTGCAGAAATGCAAATAGATTTAGTATTGTTCCAGATCACTACATTTGACAGATTAACACTAGGTAATGATGGATACAAAAACTTTATAGAAGACAGAGTTTTCGACAAAAAACAAAAATCAATATATAATATCAAAGAAAAATATACTAGGCTAGGTTCGTTAGATCATCAGGAGCACTTGACACTAACAGCTGGAGAGTATCTAAACTCAAAAAAGTCAAAAATCATCAAATATCTTATGGAAAAATCTGTTTATTCTAATTATACTATAGATATTACTATAACTAATCTGTATAATCTAAAAATGCACTTAGAATATTTGAGAATCCCGATGGTTCTTTTTAGCTGGGTTCCATTACCTCAAGGTGTTTTTGATACTACTTACGGCAATAACTTAACGTCTCGAACCTACATAGATCAACCGGTTTTAAAATATCTCGAAACAAAAACCCAAAATTATTTTATTGATAATGGCTATCATGTAAGCGAAAAAGCCAATGCGTTAATTGCAAAGAATTTTTTAATACCCCACTGTATAAATATGGGAGTATTATGAGTAACTTCTGTATTTTGCCTTGGATACACCTAGAAGCAGATGCCAACGGATCGGCTAAGCCCTGTTGTCTATATGAAGAAACTGTTGGCAATTTGAATTATCAATCGATTGAAGAAGTATGGAACTCAAAAGAATTAATTAATCTCCGTGAGAAATTTCATAACAATGAACGTCCTTCGTTGTGCAAAAAGTGCTGGGATGTAGAAGACTCGGGCGGTAGATCTAAAAGGATCAACGAATTAGAACGATTTGATCATCTAATGTATCGAAGCAAGGAGACAGGTCGGCCTCCTGCTTATTTAGATTTAAAATTAGGGCGAGTATGCAATATTAAGTGCCGCACTTGTAATAGTTTTAGTTCTTCAGCATGGACACAGGACGAAAAAAAGCTTTATGGAAAAGCATTTAACGATAACGAACTTGGTTATTGGATATCTGATGATATGCCAGTCTGGAAAGAACTGTCGGAGATACTGCCTTATATTGAATTTATAGATTTTTCAGGCGGTGAGCCTCTACTAATAAAAAAACATTTTGAACTTTTACAAAAAGCCGTTGACATTGGCTGCGCTGATAAAATAAGCCTACATTATAATACAAACGGCACTATTAAACCCACAGAAAAAATGTTTGAAATTTGGTCGAAATTCAAATATGTAGAAATAATGCTCAGTGCAGACGGAATAAAAGAAAGATTTGAATACCTAAGACATCCTGCAAAATGGAATACCTTTACTAATACTTTTGAGATCTTTCAAAGAAACTCGCATATAGTTCATTTAACAATATGTCACTCTGTGAGTGCTTTAAATGTTTTTTATTTGGATGAATTTATAGATTGGTGCGAAAGAAATTCTATAGTAGATCATAATCTATACCTTAACATAATTCATGAACCTGCATATTATTGTATTGCTAATTTGCCAACAGGGTTAAAAGAAAAAATTACAGAACATTTAAGAAACAAAAGATGTCAAGAAATCGTTAATTTTATGAATTCTCAAAACAGGAATCATTTTAAAGAGCTTCTTTCTAAAACAGAAAAATTAGACAATATTCGAAAAGAAACCTTTGCAGATGTTTTTCCAGAATTTTGGGAAGAAGCTGAGATTTATAGATGAATTTATGGTTTGAAAACATAAAAGGAATCAACTCTCCAATAAAAAACTGTAGTGATCATGTTTCTATCATAGAAAGAGAAAGCGAAATAATTTGGCATTTAAAAAGTTTAGAAACGCATTATAGCTTAAAACAAATAGACAAAGATAAGATTTCAAAAAATGATAGAAATTTTTTTCCTGTAGAATTCTGGAATCTTGATAGTCTTGATACTATCTTTGATACTTTAAGTGAATCTACAAAGCGCCTTTTAACAGAGAAAAAATTAACTTTACTTGTTTATTTTCCCTTTGAAGGATTTTCTTTAGATACATGTAATTGGTTAGACAAATTAGAATATTCTCTTAAGGTCAATAGACTAGAAAATTGTAATAAAATCTTGATTTTTGGAAATTTAGAAATTGAACAACTGGTATACGAAAGAAATAATTTTTGGAACAAAGTCTTTGGAATTGATTTTTGGCAATGGTTTTATGCCGAAGAATATAAAGAAAGGTTAGATAAAAATTTAGAAAAAGATAGTAAAAAAACAAAGTCTAAAAAGGAAAAAGACTTTTTATCACTGAATGGTGCAACAAGAGAACATAGATTAATTTTTTGTTCAGAACTAGAAAGGAAGAACCTAAATAAATTTGGACACGTAAGCATGGTAGGTAGGAATTTAAATCCAACAGATTTTGATGACGCCGACCAAATTTTACAACCTTATAAAAAGAAAAATACTTATTTTAAAGCATATTGCAAAAATTGGAAGCCTTTGGTACTAGATAAGCAATTGTTTCAATTAGAGAAAGACGACAGAGGTATAAATAAATCTTTATATAAGGATTCTTTTTTCAGTGTTGTCACAGAAACCTGTGTTTCAGAAGGCTTATTTTTGACTGAAAAAACATTCAAACCAATAGTAAACTTGCATCCGTTTATGATTTTAGGTCAACCGGGTATCTTAAAATATCTTAAATCTCAAGGCTATAAAACCTTTCCCGAATTATTTGACGAATCCTACGACAACGAAACCGACCTAGTAAAAAGAATAGATAAAATACAAGACAATATCGAAATGTTCTCGCAATTAGAGTATAATACCAAACTAGAATTATTACAAAGTGTTCAAGATAAACTAAAACACAACAAAAAGATTTTTCTAGATGAAGAAAATCAAAATACTAAAAAAATTAAAAAAGTATTTAAAAAATTATAGTTTCATGCTGATTTACGACCAAGGATTTACTCCACAAAACATTATTGGACAACACGACAGAGTCATAAAAAACATAATAATGTATCAGTTATCCGAGGACGATGTTTTTATTAACACTACATGGTTAGAGGTCGATGATAACCTAAAACATATTGCAGATAAAAACAAGAATGCAATTTGTTATAGCGGTCCTGATTGGGAAAATACCATATGTAGGAAAAAACAGAACGAGTTTATTGATGATAATTTTAAGGATGTTTACAGAGTAGGAAATACCCGAGGAGATTATTATTTTTCTTTTTGGTTAGATTTTGTTTTTAATCATCTTCCTGCCTATCAAAAGTTTGATCCTTATAAATTTAAAAATATAAAGACTTTCATGTGCCTAAACAGAAAACCTCATGAACACAGGGTAGAATTAATTAATCAAATTAACAGTTTGAAACGGCATGGAATTGTAAGCCTTGGTGGAGAAACCCCTATACTGTTAGATATTGATGTAAAAAACCAAGAAGGAGATAATTCTGTTGGAGGGAAAGTGGGCATTACGAATGATATAACCGGTTTAGGACACAAAGACAATTGGAATGCCCATTTTCTTAATGTTGTAACAGAAACCACAATACACAGTGATGTTTTTATAAGTGAAAAAACATTAAAACCAATAATTGGCAAAAGGCCTTTTATTATTTTAGGTGACTTCAAATTATATTCTATCTTACACTCGTGGGGTATAGACACTTTTGACGATTTATTTGGAAAGGGATACCTGAAAAGATGGCATACAGATAGAATAGATTGGATCCAAAATGTTTTAGAATCTCTTACTAAAGAGAAAAAACTTGATAGTTTGTTAAATTCTCTCAAGCCTAGACTAGAAAAAAATTACACTGCCTTGTGCCAGGCATACGTAGAAAACAAAGAAAAAATAGAGAATTTATTATGAAAATACTTACCGGAGGATGTAGTTTTACAGCGCATTTAGAAGAACAATTTTTAGCTTGGCCGTATCACTTAGAAAATAAAGGCTATCAAATCGTGAATACAGCAGAAATGGCGTCAGGAAATGAAATAATACTAGAACGCATAATTTCACAAATACAAAAAGCTAATCCTGATGCAATTATTGTAATGTGGTCAAACCCTTTTAGAGTAGATTTATTTTTTAACCAAGAATCAAAAGATTTTGACCTAATTCATTCTGCTATGAAAGGACATACATCTTATAGCAATTTTGTCTTAAACGGAAAAATTCAGAATCACAAAAATTCTAACTGGATAAGAACGGGCGGCGGATATGGAATCTGGAAGTTTGGGTGTAAACCTTTAGATAAAATTTTTAAAAACTATCTTGCAGATTATTACAATAATGAATACCAATTTATAAAAAATGTTAGGAATATATTAACCTTACAAACAGTGTGTGCGTCCTTAGGAGTTAAACTTATTAACACTTGCTGGCAAAACATATGGGACGACTTATACGATTTAGATAACCACGAATTAAAAACTTCTAATTGGATAACCAAAGAAAGTGTAAAGAAATTAAAAAATAGAAATGCTGTTTATACACCATTGATAGATAAATTTCCTAATGCCAAACATTGGTATGATTTAATAGATTGGTCTACATGGTTATTTTACGAAAAAGAAGGTGTCAAAAGAGGAGGTATAGGAGAATTTGCAATTATAGAAAACAATGATGAATTACAGAACTCTCATCCTTCATGGACCTCACAAAAATTATGGACAGATTTTTTAGATAGAAATTTATTCAATAGATTTAAGTTTAGAGGTTAGAATAATACTATAGTATATGAACGTTTTTACATCAGGATATACTGGTGTAGGTAAACTATGACTATACTGTGTATAACAAACTGCAAAAAAAGCACACAGTAAAAGGTTATGATATTAACCTTTTACAAAGCAGCACGGTGGATTTGCAACATTTAATGAAAAATGTAAGTCACTGACATTATATATATGTAGAGGTCCTAACACCTCACGATTCAGAGAACAACGGCCTTTGTCCTACTTCTCACCTCTCTAAGAAAGATTTTGATTAGAATACTGTGTAGAGCATATGAATTCAGATCAATTATTGGTTCTAATTCTAGGTATACGCAAAAAACAAAGAAAAAATTAACAGTATTGCAAATTATCTCTAAAAGTTTTCAGGTTCTTAAAAGAATCATAATTCACACATTCTAATCTAGCTAGATTATAGTCTAAAACCGATGACATTTTTCCATGCATTTTTTTAAGTTCTTTGATTTTTAAACTATTAAGATAATCTATTAAATCTAATATTTTTTCTAATCTTTTTGAATGATCAGGTTCTTCGTCGTAAGATTCATCCCAAAAATCTGAGAAAGTTTTAAATCCTAGTCCTTGTAATAATCTTAAACTGAAAGGGCCAGACGCAACTATAAAAGGACATCTAGCTATAATTGGTTTAATTGTTTTTTCGCTTATATTTGCCATAGGCATAGTGAATCTACTTTCATTGACAACGTGGATCCACGAACGAGAAATTTCGTTGACGTTGTATTTTTGTTCTCTAGCAGAAATGTTTTTATAAACAAAGTCTTTGTCAGTTGAATACGGTTTAAATCGAGTTCTAACAGAATGTTTTTTGTTTTTATTTTTTAAATTATTATCATAGATTTTTCTTAGCTTTTCGTTGCTTAAAACTAGATTATCCTGCAGTAATGTTTTGGAAAGATTATCATTGTTCATTTTCTGTAACTGTGAACATAACGAATTTTCTAAACCTAGTAGATAGGTGGTTATAATATATTTGTGAGGTTCAAATCTAGCACTGAAACTGGAAAATCTATAATTTTTTTTTAAATTATTTTGTTGTTTTTTTAAATGCAATTTTGCATCTGTCTGAATGTAATCTGCAATAAACAAATCAAAATAATTTATCGGAAAATCGTAGCAATCCTGAAAAATTTCACAATTAGCTTCGCAGTGATAAACCTCAAAGGGAAGATCAAACTCGCTTGTTATTATTTTAACTGTGTCTAATTCAGGAGACCTTGCGTTTAGCGGTTCTTTTTCAATAAGAGAGCTGTTGCGAATATTTGTGGCACAATTCGTAGAGTATATTCTTAGGATATCATATATAAAAAAAATTATTTTTTTAGGTCTTTGTTCTCTAATTCTATTGTATATAGGATTTAGGTTTGTGCTAGTCCATCCTTTAACTATGATTATCAGATTATCTTCTATATTAATTGTGTTCCGAATGTATTTAAGGAGTGGTACTTTTTCAAATTGGCATTGGTTATCTTCTCCAAAATTTACCAAATTTTTTTTCGAAATATAGCCTATGCTAGGAAACATTTATCTAATGCCTGTAATTTGCAGAGTGTACCTAGGTTCTGTGCCTATATTGGCTGCAAAATGAGGCTCATCGCAATCCCAAATCACATATTTGCCTGCTTTGTAATTTACAATCGCTTTTTCGCCTATATCAAAGTAGTGCCCTATTTTCCAGTCTTCTAAAAAAACAACTGCTCTTTTTACTTGCCACCTTTCTACCTCAAAGATTTCGCAATATTTTTCAAAATGATCCACATGAGTAGGCATTATATCTCCTGTTTTCATTCTGTAAAAAACAAAACCAGGCTTATATAGTTCTAGGCTGTTAGAAATTTCCCAAACCCAGTTCGGCATGAGGTTTTTCCCGCCGTACATAGAACCTGTAAAACTTTTGTGTGAGTACCCCATATACCGCCAACGTTCTATTTCTTCATTCTTAGCGGGTTGTTTTGTATACGAAAAATTTTTAAAATTGTTGTCCCAAAAAGGCTTAATTTCTCCCTCTATTACACTCATTTTGTTTCCCGTTCTATATCTAAAGTTACACAGTGGAAGCCGCCGCCTAGTGTTCTTTGATGCCTCATCGGCAGCATTGCACATTCTATTTTTTGTTTTTCCAAAACTTTTCGTAAACCGTGCTGATGTTCTTCTAACACTACTAGATTTTCATTCACTGAAAACACGTTCATATTTACCCATTTGCTTGCATTGCAATAGTTACCAAAGTATCCTAAATCGTTAGGTTCAGGCGCCCACACAACATCCCAGTCACAGAAAGGTTTAGGCAAAATCTTTTTAGATGATATTCTATCTGGGTTTAACAGCATTAATCCGTCCCGGAGAAATGCCACAGTAGAATCTATGTGCATGTAAGAATACACATTTTCTAATAGGTGAATTTTTGCTGTATCGAGTAAACTTTGAATATATTCAGCTCCCTTTTTGTTACCACTATTGCTAACTAGATATAAAATATCGTCGTTTGCTTTAATGATATTAGCAGCATCAAAGGCAGGAGCAATTTCGTTAAGTGCAAGTGTATTAGGGTCTCCTATGCAATCCGGGTTGAACAGTTCTCGACCAGCACAAGGATTAATTTGTTGTAATTTGTCAAGATGATGTTCGAAAGACTTATATTCATTATGCCTAGAGAAAATTGGCATTGGAGAAGAATATGCGGTGTCCTTATAAACAAGTACCGAATCTCTGGGACAGTAATTGTAGTAAGCAGGATCGTTGTCAATAGGTCTAAAAACTTTGACTCCTTCTTTCCTTAGAAATTTGCAAAAAATATCTAGGTCTTCATTTGCTTCTTCGATAACTTGTCGGGGATAAGGACCATAAGGAATTTTGTCTTCGTTAAGCTCGTCAGCATAGTTAATATATCTAAGAGAGATATCGTTTTCAGGAATTTTTGCATTGTCTGCAATTCCTACTATAACACTTTTTAATTGACTCCATTCATTTGTAACGTTCATATTTTTAATCTCTTGCTGATTATTTGTTTACTGTCAAATGGGAATTTCATCGAAAAATCTTCATCTTCGACAAGTCAGGATAGTCACTATAACACCATTTTTGCGGAATTTGTTTCTTGGCACTGTCTAAACGATCTAGTCCTAATTGGGCGGTTTCAGGAGTCATATAATAATGATATCCCATGCGATCTATATCTTGATCTGCCCAGGGCACATTAGGTATTCTCCCGTCATAAGACATTCTTTTAAGGTTTGCATAATCTTTTTTATTATCTAGCAAAATTGCCCCGCCTCGACCTAAACTTAAATGTTTTTTAAATTGAAAACTAAGGCACATAAATGTGCCTGATATATACCCTTTTTCTTTCCAGTAAACAGCAGCATCTATAATAGAATCAGTTACATAATAAAAATTATGCCATTTATGATCTAGAAAATTCCAATCTATGCCTAATTTATCGAATGTAAAGGGCACAGAAATATAGGTTTTTTTAGGAGATGTTGCTCTATTCGCGCTTGTATATCGCAAGCAAAGTTCAATTGCATGGGTACAACAGTCGGTAGCAACTGCATAAGGAGCACTATAATATTCAGCAATATTTTTTTCGAACAATTCAATCGTGCTAAAATTCATCTACTGTACTTATTTTTCAAAGAATATTTCCCTTCAAATTGCGAGATATAGATCAATACCTAAGTTAAATACTATGTTAATGAAGGAGACAAAATGAACATAGGATATATTGGTGTTGGTAAACTAGGATTGCCCTGTGCTGAAAAAATTGCAGAAAAAAAGCATGTTGTCACTGCATATGATTTAGAACCGCAGACCAGTGAACTAGTTGAGTTTAAAACAAATATACAAGAATGTGTTGAAAATACAGAAATTGTATTCGTTGCAGTTCCTACTCCGCACGATTCTTCTTATGACGGACAACAACCTACCTGCCAATTACCTCCTCGTGACTTTGATTACGAAACTGTAAAGGCTGTTTTAACCGAAGCAGACAAGCATATGGATAAAACTCAATTGCTTGTTCTTATCTCAACAGTTCTACCAGGCACTACTAGAAGAGAATTTACACCGCTTGTAAAAAACACTCGATTTGTTTACAATCCTTATCTAATCGCAATGGGTTCTGTTGCATGGGATATGGTTAACCCCGAAATGGTAATGATAGGTACAGATAACGGTTCTGAAACAGGTGATGCAAAACAGCTTAAAGAATTTTATAAAACTATTATGGAAAACGACCCAAATTATGTGATAGGCACATATGACGAGTGTGAGTGCATAAAAGTTTTCTATAACACTTTTATATCCACAAAGATTAGCCTTGTAAACATGATGCAAGATGTAGCAGAAAAACAGGGCAATATAAATGTAGATGTGATTACAGATGCTCTAGCAAATTCTACTAAGAGGATTATGAGCCCTCAATATATGACAGCAGGCATGGGAGACGGCGGTGCGTGTCATCCTAGAGATAATATTGCTCTCAGATATCTTGCGCAAGAATTAGATTTGGGATATGATCTATTCGACTCTATAATGAAAGCCAGAGAAGCACAAGCAGAAAATCTTGCCAAAGAACTGGCAAAGCATGCAAAAGAAAACAATATGCCTGTATATATTCACGGAAAGGCATACAAACCCAAGGTGCCGTACACAGACGGGTCATACAGCATATTAGTGGGACATTATATAGAAGAATTAGGTATGAAACCTACTTATATAGATCCATACACGGGAGATGATTATCAACCTTTTGAGCCAGGTGTCTTTTTAATGGCACATTCTGCTAGTATTACATATGATTATACATCAAGCAAAACCAAAGATGAAATATATTGTTCAATACCTCCAGGAAGCATTATAATCGATCCATGGAGAAAGATAACTTCGAGCGTTAGTAAGGTAAGGCATTACGGTAATACTAGGAAAGATAAAAGTTGTTGACAGATTGTATAAAATTTTGTAAACTATAACCTATGTACGATATTATCTTTATATCTTATGGAGAATCTAACGCCGACAAAAATTGGCAAACACTCAAAGATAGGTTTCCATATGCAAAAAGAGTCGACGGTGTTAAAGGTATTCATCAAGCGCATATCAAAGCTGCAAAAAAGTCATTCACTAAAATGTTTTGGGTTGTTGATGGCGATTCAAAAATTTTACGAACCTTTAATTTTGACTTTGAAGTACATGAAAGCAATTTAAACACTGTCCATATCTGGTGGTCAAAAAATCCAGTGAACGGGTTAGTTTACGGTTACGGTGGAGTTAAACTATTACCAAATACTCTTACAAAAAAATTAGACCTATCTAAACCCGACGTTGCTACTTCTATAAGTAATGACATAAAAATTATAAGTGAATTGGCTAGCATTACTGAATTCAACACTGATGCATTTTCTGCATGGAGATCAGGTTTCAGAGAATGTACAAAACTTTCTAGCAAGGTAATTGACCGCCAAATAGATAGCGAAACTGAACACAGGTTAGAAACATGGTGCAACGTTGGTACAAACGCACGTTTCGGCATTGACGCTATAAAAGGCGCAAAGGCCGGAAGAGATTACGGACAAAGAAATAAAAATAATCCACAAGCACTATCGAGAATAAATGACTATGATTGGTTGATTGATTATTTTAGAAGTAATAACGATATAAAAGTGTGAAAATTAATTGGGCATAAAACAGGTATAATACTATAAGCATGATCAATATTGTTTGCACAAGTAAGCCATGTGACGGACTTTTCTATTACAGTTATGAGTATTGCTCTCGTTTGAACGATTTGGGGTTCCCTGCACGAGTAATTGTTGTTACCCACAGGCGTTTCCCTTCAGCTGACTATGTTAGCTCTATAAAACAAAAATACATTCATTGTAAAAATTTGGTTTTTAACGACGTTGATCCAGACGACAATGACATAACTTTTGTAACTGGTAGAAGCATGATTACACTTGCCTATCAAGACTTTGACGGTTATACGTTGGAACAGCAAAACACTCTGAGGAAACTGTTTTCCAAAAACACAATACCGGTTTATTCAGAAAACCATCCAATTAATTATCCAAAAGCTTTAGATTTTTTCCAACCCAAAAAAATCATAGATCTGTGTGATCAGGAAGTGTATCCTAATGGAACAGGAGAGCATTTTGAAAAAACCATTAATTTTGATATATATAAGCCTGTTAAGAATGAGTCAGAATTCAAGTACCTGTTCCTTGGAACCAACAACAAATATTATGCCACAGTAGAGAGTGTAATACATGATTTCCCTAATCATGGAATTTTAGTTTACAATGACCAAACTGTTAATGATGATTATAACAATATTGTGGCGCCTGCAAATAACCTCCTGGGTAAATTTGATACGTATGTATATACTAAAAACACTTTTGATCCGGCTCCCAGACTGTTTCAGGAATGTAGATATTTTGGCAAAAACATAATATATAAGAGAAGCAAAACTATTCACGACGGCGGTAGTGTATACTGGAACCGAGACATTAAAAAACCAGATATAACGCCTATCGAGCAAGCAATTGAGAAGCTAAATGAAAATAGAACCTAAGTGTTTGAAATTCGGTGCGAAAGACAACAAAGGAGCTGCATATACTTCTGACGGTTTTATGCTTCCTTGCTGTTGGATGGACGACCCACCGGTTTATAGATATGTAGTAGAAGCTGGTCTTAAAGACGAAGAACTAGCATTAGAAAATAATTCTAGCTTAGAAGATATTTTTACTTCTGATCAATGGGAAAATTTTTTCCAAACACTGTTAAATGATCCTGAAAACGCCTCACACATGTGTAAGAAAAAATGTGGTGTAGATGTTGACATGGAAAAATTGAAAGAAGAAGAAAAAAGAGCAGTCAAGGAACAGTCAAATGGCTCGCATTACTGATGAGTATGTCAAAGCTCAGAAATATTGTAGGCCAAATATTGATGCTTCACATCGATGTATATTCAAATGCCCACAGTGTGTAAGGCAAAAGACATTAAGCCAAGATCAAATTAAACGTTCTTTTGATTTAGAAGAAAAAAATTTCCAAAAGATATTAGATTACTATGATTATGGTATAACATTTTGTGGCCAGATATCAGATCCAATATATCATCCTAGATTTCTTAATCTTCTAAAAATATGCGACGGACAAGAAAAAGCTGTAAGAATTGCAACTGTTGGTAGTGGAAAAAATGATGCATGGTGGAAAGAAGCCTACAGTTACGGAGTAGGAGAAAATGCTTGGTACTTTGGTGTAGATGGCATCGATGAAAAAAGTGAATTATATCGTATTGGTTCAAACTTTCAAGATGTATGGTCAAGAATGAAACAAGGCAGAGATCTAGGGCATGTTATAGTTTGGCAATATATTATCTTTGGTTACAATGAACACGAAATCGACAAAGCAATTAATATTGCAGAAAAAGAAGATTTTGCTCTACTTTTTGTGAACACAAACAGAGGATTTAATCCAGACAGTCCGTTGCTTAGAAAAAATGTAGATTTTACGCTAACACGTCCTAAAGAAAAACACACAGAAGAAAGAGTTAAAAAAGAGTGGTGGGGACATAGGTCAAAAGCTTTAGAAGAATGGAACAAACTTCCAAGAAAAAAAATGGAAAATAAAAATGATTTCTTATGATGGCTGGGACAGAGAATACCAAGACAATAGACAAGATTATCTTGAATTGTTTGATCAGTTTATGAGTCAAACAAATTATGAAAATAATGAACTGTTTGAACAAGAGTTTGCAGAGAGTCTTGGGAGAAAATACTGCGTTAGTGTAGCCAGCGCCACAGATGCACTGCATTTTAGTTTATTAGCACACGGTGTTGGTCCTGGAGACGAGGTTCTTGTTACAGATTTTAGTTGGATTTCAAGTGCCAGCTGCGTAGACATGGCAGGAGCAACACCGGTATTTTGTGATATTGAACTAGATTCATATCAAATGAGCTTGGAAAGTGTACAACGCATGTATAGCGATCGTGTTAAAGCCATCGTATATGTACACTTATTTGGCACAATGGCTGACACAAGTGCGTTGCAGGCGTTTTGCAGAGAAAAAAATATTGTATTCATTGAAGACGCAGCACAAGCTCTAGGTAGCAGTCTAAACGGAGTCAAAGCAGGCACTATTGGAGATTGCAGCGTATTCAGTTTTAATACGAACAAGGTAATTGCAGGCATCAACGGCGGCGGAGTTGTCTTAACGGACGATTATGACATCGCGCGGCGTCTTAAAATGATTCGCCGCCACGGCAAGGAAAAAACTTTTGACTTGCTTGGTTATAACAGTCGCATGTATGTGCTCAATGCGCTAATTATCAAACAGCGTATGAAAAATATGCATCAAAATCAATCAAAACGCCAAGAAATTGCGAAACAATACAACCAAGCTTTTTCAAATTTGCCCGTCCAAATGCCGAAAGGATCAACCGGTCTGAGCCATAATTTTCATAAGTATGTTGTGCGATTTGTAGATAGAGACACTCGCAATCGTGTAAAGAACGCACTAGGCGCCAGTGTGCATTATGAAATTCCTCTGAGCGATAATCTTATGTATACCACTTTGCAATACAGAAAAGATAATTGTGCAGCATCTAAAACTGCTTCAAACACGGTGCTATCTCTTCCTATACATCCTTGGTTAACAGAAGAAGAACTAAGTACTATTATAAAAGTAGTAAGGAGTAACGTGTGATAGAAGATTCTCTTGGTAAACGAAAGCATGTTATGCACTATGATACAGAGGTCATTCCAACACAGTCTGAAATTGAGGAGATATTAAGGTTAGGATATTCTCTTTCTACATCAAAACAAAAAGCTTATGCATACAAGTTTTGGATATTAGGACCAAACAAAGAACGAAGTAATATTTTATATAATATAGCCGAAGGTAATAAACTCGACGTAGATTACAAAGCATATAAAACAACATCCGAATCTAAAGAATATGTTCTTAATGAAGGACTTTTTCATATTAAGAGTGCTCCTTACACATTTATAGTAACACCAAGAATGGCTTCACCTAATCCTCAGTTTAGGTATGTAATGGACAAGTCTCGCAGTAAGTGGCAATTGGAAGACTACGAATTTGTAAACACAAAAAACAGAGAGTCAAATGCCATAGATGTTGGCATGGTAACAACAGCAATTTCAGGTGCAGCTTACGATCGAGGATGGGATATTTCGTATAATATTTGTTTCTACAATGACAGAAAAAAATGGCCTGATTTTCTGCCTTTTATAAGCGGAGAATGGGGATTCAGGCCTGTGTTAATGGTCACATTGGGCAAGGCAAAGACTTACTATTATGAACGTTTAAAAGAAGACGGCTCTTTAACTAATGATCCTAAATATAATACGGATCCGCCATTTGAAACAATCTTTGAATTTATAGATAACTAGTATATGAAAAATTACAAATATGTCCTAGGTTGGTCTTCTAAAACAGTTGATGATAAAATTGTGAAAGAAAGTCTAGATTATGCTTGGAGATATACTCCTTCAAAAAATAATTTTATGAATTATAGTGTATTTGTTTTAGGGCCTGATCAAAAAAATCTTAAAAAATCGATTTATTATAAGTGTTTAAAACAACAATCAAAAGCAAACGGACATGAAGTATCAAATCAAGGTTTATTGAAGTATGAAAAAAGACTTATAAAGCAAGGCATACCGCCTCTTTTCAAAAACATCAAAGATGCACCATATCTGCTGATTTATACTTCAAGAGTAGCTGACGAATTAAACGAGATTCAACAAAATAACATAAACTACGGAATGGTATACGAACAAACTTTCCCTCCGGGAACAGAGAAATACGAGTCTGCCTGCAATCTAAGCAGAATAGAAATAGGAATGTTTGCAACAAATTTTGCAACGAAGTGTTTGGAAAGTAACATCGATATTTCATATGTGCTGTGTATGCCTACAAGTCTAGACGATTGGTCAGAACCAGAATGGAGTTTTATGCTACATAATCCTATTTTGATACAGCTTGCAGGGCATGGCAAAACCTATAGACGTTCAATTTTGGATGCAGACAAAGACCTAAAACCTAACTTTGATAAGATAGTAAATATCATAGGAAAAAAATAAGATGAGCATTGAAAAATTGTTTTCCAAAAGACGGCAAATTAGAGCAGCTTGGGATCCTAATCGGTCACCTAGCAAGGAACTTATATATGACCTGCTTAAACGCACTCAAAACATTGCGCCGTCCAAGCAAAATTTATATCCTTTTAAAATTCATGCTTTTGGACCAAATAATCCAGAAGAAAAGAAAAAAGTCGAGCAAATTTGTTGCTTATATACACAAGGAGCAGTTAATAATTTTAATTGTAGCCAAGAACAACTTGAAACAGCAGGAGAAGACAACAATTTTCCACCTTGGGTATTAGTATTTGAATTAAGGAAATGCAAACCAAATACCTTTATTGAAGAATACGACACAATGTTTCAAGGCGAAAGTCCAAATGCTGTTAAAGGAGATTTTAGTGGCGCCGCTTCACGATTTAGCCAAATTAGTGAAAACCGTTTTAGAGAAAATAACAATAAAACACTGGCGTGCATAGAAGTAGGAATGTTCGCAAAATTGTTGGCTGGACTCTGCCTCGAAAATGATATTGCAATTTCATATATTAAATCATTTCCAGAATGGAATTGGAAGGGACAAAGCAAACGATACAGTAAAGACATAAATGAGGTAGGTTTAAGCTGGGACAGTTTACCTGAGATAACAGAGGCTCCTTTATTGGTTGTGCAAATTGGCTATAAGGCAGATATGGATGATCCTTTAGCATCAACTGTTGAAGTTGACGGAGTTGTCCATTCCACAAAAGGCGGAGTACTTTTAGAAGATAAACCCAGCATAGACGAAATTATTCAGTTCAAAGATTAATAACTTATAATACCATGAATAAGAATTTGCTAGAAGCTATAGATTCTTCGCAGCGTGCTCAACGCAATTATGATTTGTCTAGATCTATCTCTCAAAAAGATCTAGATACGCTAATTTACGCATCTTCAAAATCCCCTTCAAAGCAAAACGAAAAACATTATTCTCTGTTTGTCTATACTGATCCTATAATGATTAGAAAAATCTACGACACTACAAAAAAATTCACTTTATTTGATAAAAATGATAACTTAGAAAAATTGTTCGGAGAAAAAAATGAAGTTTACTGGCAAAATGATGATTATTCAGTAAAAAATTCACAGGTTCTAGCTAATGTTTTGTTTGTATATACAGAAGAAAAAGGAGAGCCTAGAGGCGGAACACACATAGTTGGTCAACAAAGTATTGCCGGCAAATCAGCACAACTTTATAAAGAACAAATAGATTATAGTATCGGAATATCTGTAGGTCAATTAATTTTATCTGCTAACCTTTTAGGACTTAAAACAGGAATATGTTCTGCAATGGACGGCCGTGCCATAAAAAAAGTCGTAGGAACAGAAAAAAGTGTGAAAATGCTAGTTGGCGTGGGTTTTGAAAATGCCGATACTGATAGAAGACTCCACCCTGATGTGTTAAATAGAGATGTCTCTGCCAAATTTAGAAATGGCAAAGACTCAGAAAACTGGCGTTTTCCTAGTTTCGAAAAAGAATGCAAGGTATATCTTAATGGCCAAATTTACTCTTGATGAATTAAAAAGAGGTGGATTTCTTACCGTAGACTTTTATCTCACTAAGTCCTGTAATAAGTCCTGCTACTACTGCACTGCATGGACGAAGGAGATGCGGAATCTTGATGTTGATATAGAGTTTTTGTCGAAGACTCTTGAATATCTCAGTCCTTACAAAACTCGTATTTGTCTCCTAGGAGGAGAACCTGCACTAGTTAGAAATTTTGAAGAGGTGATCAACGAGATTAAAAAACACGAAAACCTAGTACCTCAGGTAATGTCAAATTCTTTGATAAGGAATAGGTATCCTTGGGTGCTAGACGATCCTGAAATTTTTTACATGGAACATCTTGTTCTAGATTTTCATGAAGACAGGATAGAAAAATTAGGTAAGCATGACTTTTTACCTGAAAACGATCTTAACAATTTTAATCTAATAATTGAAACTCCTAATTATTTCAAATATAGAGAAAATTTTGATTTGTCAGAAATTGACCATAAAAATACCGAATTCAAAGAATTTAATGGAAGGTCCCCTACTTTCAACCGTGCCGAACAGGCACCGGAAATTGATAGACGCATTTGTGCCGCGTTTCCTTTGGTACCTGTAATAGATTTTGAATTGCAAAAGATAAGACATTGTAGCCGGAAAGCTATTAATGGCTCACGCACTTTCGATGTAACTCGTGAAAATATAGACAAAATGATGAACTTTGATCTATTTCAGTTTGAATCTTACTGCAAAACCTGTACAGAAATAATACCAAAGAGACCAGACTGGCAAAGACAAATGATATTGGAAAAAATTACGCAGGACGAACTGCAATGAATATATTTTCTATTGCAGTAAACATTCATGATCACAACTGGTACGATGGCAAAACACATCGTCAAGAAGAAAGACATACTAAAGTAAAACACAATCTCAACCCAGACAATTCACATGATCCTGAACCTAGTAGAACTTTTTTTCGACAGCATTTTATTCCTAATTACAAAAAGCAAAAACAAAACGACGTATTTTGTTTCACAGTATCTAATCTTGGCCAAGAGTTTGTGCGTGATTTACTAGAAGCAACCATAGGCGAACTTGATTTTTTAGAATTCCGCCCTCAGAACCTCTGGGACTATTATAGCACTGACTCATATTATTACATAGATCATCATCAATCTCATGCTGCTTATGCTTTTTTAACATCAGGGCATAAAGAGTCTGATATTCTAGCAATTGATGGCAGAGGATGGCAATTTAACTGTATGTTTGTCGATAGTGCTGGCAACATAATCGATCTTTCTAAAGAACTTAGTATAGGCGGATTGTGGAATAGACTAGCACAAGACATAGGCCTGGGTTACCTGGGCGCTGGCAAAGTAATGGGTTTAGCAGGTTACGGCAAATGGGATGAAGATATTGCCGACATGATTGATCTTTATCTAGAAAACCCTAATCATAAACTACCAAACGGTGCTTACGATTTATTAGCAAAAACTCCTAAGGAAAACACTGCGCGCACACTGCAGATCAAGACAGAACAGTTAATCAGAGAACATGTCTATCCATTAAAAACTTCAGATTGTCTTTGTGTTGCAGGAGGTGTGGCATACAACGGATATGTAAACGAGATGCTTACAGAGCATTACACTCATGTTTATGTTCCGCCTGCTGTAGGCGACGAAGGACAAGCAATAGGGGCATACATGCATGCAGACCATATGCTCAATAATAACGTTCACAAGACGACCGTATATGCGGGCACAGACTGGGAAATAGACACTGCATTGTTTGAAGATTTTGAATGGCAAGAAAAAACATTTGACGAAATTTCAAATGAGGTTGCTGCTGAAATTGCAAATGGCTCAATAGTAGGATGGTTCCAAGGAAAGTCTGAATCAGGAAATAGAGCACTAGGAAACAGAAGCATACTGGCTGATCCACGAAATCGCAACATCAAAGACATAATTAATCATACGATTAAGAAGCGCGAGGACTTTAGGCCTTTTGCTCCTGCTGTTTTAGAAGATTATTATCAAGATTATTTTTACACCAATCAGCCGTCACCGTACATGTCACGAATTGTGCCAGTGATCAGTAATGAAATTCCAGGAGTTACTCATGTAGACGGCACTGCACGCATACAAACAGTAACTATGAAAAGCAACGAGCGTTTTTATAATTTAATCAATCAATTTTATAAACAAACTGGGATTCCGATGTTGCTGAATACCAGTTTCAATTGTCAAGAACCTATTGTAGAAACGCCCGAAGATTCTGTCACTACTTTCAAAAAATCTGATCTTGATATACTAGTCATTAATAATTTTATATTGAGAAAACGTTATGATTGATAGAGAAAATTTAAAATATTATGAAAATATATTGAGTTTAGAAAACGAAGTAGTAGACTTTGAAAATGTTTATAATATTGTTACTGCAATCAAAGAAAACGATTATACAAATACGGTTGATATTGTACTATCAAATCTCAACAGTGATATCAGTGATCTAGAAGACATTAAAAATATTCTTGTACGACGAGTATAGTGTTTTTAAGATTCTACTCGAAAACACTAGCGGTTATAATCTGAATTTATTAGAAAATGTACTAAAGACGTGCAAACACCGTCCTGAACTAAAGGACGATATTCTAGACTCTTTCAGTGATAATCAGTTTAGATCAAAAAATAAGGTGTTAGAATTAATATCTACGTTGCCCTTACCGAACAATGAATTAGATATTACAATATTTGGATCTTGGTATGGCAGTATTCTGATTCCGGGTCTTGCACACAGGGCGAAAAGAATTAGTTGCATAGATTTAGATGAGAAGGTTTTAAAAGTTGCGAAAAACAGATTATTTAATAATCTAGATAACATTGATTATATCGCTGCAGATATGTTTCAAAAAGATAGAGAACGATACTGGAACGCAAATTTATTTGTTAATACCTCGTGTGAACATATGAAGCCGATGAGAGAATGGCCTTATTGGCAAAACTGCAAAAAAAATTCATATTTTGCTTTTCAGTCTAACAACATGTACGATATAGAAGGTCACATAAATTGTGTTGATTCGATAACCGAATTCAAAGCCCAATTGCCAGATTTTTTCGAAGTATATAACGAAGTAGAGATAGCTGATTCTAGAGGCACTAGGTTTTGTTTGGTAGGTAAAATTTTGTAATGGAGATAGCAATTACAGGTCACACTTCTGGTATTGGAAAATATATTTTTGAAAATTATAGAGGCATTTCTGGATTTAGCAGATCAAACGGATACAATATATGTAAAAGTGACGACAGAAAAAGGATCCTACAAAATGCTGAAAACTGCGATGTGTTTATTAATAATGCGCACAATGAATTCGGCCAAACATTCCTGCTCCTAGATATTTTTAAAAAATGGCAATTTAGGAATAAAACAATTGTGAACATAGGAAGTCGAGTTGCAGAAGATGGTCTGTTTCTAGCAAATCATAGAATGGATCTAATGAATTATAGAATTTACAAAAGTTCTTTAAAATCTCTGCATGAAGATTTAGCCCAATGTGATACCAGTTTGACATTAAATTATGTGTGGTTTGGTTATGTTGGAACTGAGAGAATTTTTAAAAAATATCCGGATTTACAAGATTATATTTCTGTAGAACAAGCTGCAACTGAAATTCTGAAGCCTTTACAAAAGGAATGAAAATATGAATATAGCAATTACAGGTCACACTTCTGGTATTGGAAAGTATATTTTTGAAAATTATCCTAATGTAAAAGGTCTTAGTAGAACTAACAAATACGATATTTCTACTAAAGAAGGTAGAGAAAAAATAATTTTTGATACAAAAAAGACAGATGTGCTAATCAACAATGCTTACTGTGAATTTGCACAGTCTTCCTTGTTATTAGATTTTTTTAAGCAATACAGGTGGTGCGAGAAAATAATTGTAAACATAGGAAGCGAAGCAGCAGAAGGAAATAAAGTATTTGAAGATAATATATCATTACTAGAATATAGAACTCATAAAAGATCTTTGAAAGACTTGTGCGCTGAATTAAATAGATATAACAAAGTAATAGATATAAAATATATTTCTTTTGGATATGTTTGGATAGAAAGAGATAATGTGAAATCACCATTATTAGATAACTATTTGACGGTTAAAGAAGCATCCGGTATAATTATGGAATCAATATGAAACATTTTGGTATTGTACAAGATTTACCTATTTTAGATCTACAATCAGAGCTATATAGATTGCTAGATGAAGAAAAAATTTCTTGGGGGAATCCGGCACAGATCTGTGTAAATTGCACTAATAAAGGATCGCATGATTATAAAGAAGGCATAGGAAGTTTGCGGTTAGATTGGGATAATCAATACACAATAATAGATAATAAAGGAAACGACAAGCTTGTTGTTCCCGAGAGAGAAACGCCAAAAAGCGAAATAGATTTTAGGTATCTTTGCGAGACGTTTAAGGACACGTTATTTGAAGATATTTACAATGCACTGAACAAAAAATACTTGCTTGGTAGGGTGCGATTAATGAAATCTCAACCAAAAACTTGTTTATCATGGCACGTTGATTATCATAAAAGGATTCATTTTCCTATAAAAACTCAGGAAGGGTGCTTTATGGTGATAGAAAACGAAGTATGTATTTTAGAAGAAGGAAAATGGTGGAAAACAAATACCACAGTTTATCACACTGCGGTAAATGCTAGTAAAGAAGACAGGATACATCTAGTAGCCACCGTTATAGAAGAATATTAGTATCTTTGTTCAGAAATGTCTCTGTTAGACTTATAATTTATAAATAATTTACAGATGGAGAAAAACAATGAGTGCAGCATTAAACCTTATTAACAGACCAATCACGCTTTTCTTACTCCAATTATTAGCGCATGTATCTTTGGTTTATGCAGCATTTAATTTCAGCCTTGCAGAATTTGGTATTATCTTTTTTTTATACTTTCTTGGAGCCTGCTTCGGCGGCACAATGACCTTTCATAGACTGATTGCCCATAGAAGTTGGAATGCACCTAACTGGTTTTATTACATCGGAAGTTTGATAGGCTCTTACTTCTTAGTTGGGTCTCCTTTAGCATGGGCAAATAATCACATAGCTCATCACAGGTATACTGACACAGACAAAGATCCACATAGTCCAAAAAAATATGGAATACTTGGCATGTTCACAAGCATGTTTCATGCCGAAAGAAAATTAAAATACGTCAGGATTAACAAATTTCAGTTAATCTTACATAGATATTACTTTTTAGGACATGCTGTGATTTTAACTTTGTTTTTGACAGTGTTTGGAATCCACACAACCGTATTACTTTATCTTGCCCCGTCAGCTTTGGTTTGGACGATTCCTTCGTTGGTAAATCACTTCTGCCATCTAGATTACGGGTTAATGGGCAAATTGGGACATTATAGAAATAATGAAAACCGAGACGATAGTCACAATAACATTATTTTAGGATATTTGGTTTTTGGAGAAGGTTTTCATAACAACCATCATACTAATCCTGCAAATCCTAATATGGGTGGACGACATCCTTGGGAAATTGATATAGGGTGGTTTTTCATTAATTTACTTGAAAAGAACCCAAAGGTTTATACACAATGAACGAAGCTGTTACAAAGAAATTAAAAAAATATGATCTTCCTTTAATTAAAGAAATCAGTCATGTAGATATCGACGCTGACGAATTAAAACAATATACTGCTGATTTGCATGGTAAATTCACAGATGTTAAAAGCACTAATAAAGCTTTATGTGCAGTCCATGAAAAACTAGTAAAAGATGTATATGAAAACTTTCATCAGATAAGTTTAACTACTCTTAGACCAGAGGTGTCTACGGAAATAGATATTGATGATTCTGGATCCAAGTCTAATGAAATCAAAGATAGATTAAAAAAAGCTACATCTGGCACTTCAATAAATGAACATCTCTATGATCATAGAACGGATTTAATTGACGAAAGAATAGACAAAATTCTAAATCAATTTAAGTCAAAGGTGTCTCGAGTGAGATTAGTAAAACTTGATCCGAACACAAGCATACCTCCACACATAGACTATGATCCTTCTTATGCTACTAGAGTTATTGTGCCGGTTATTGCGCCAAAAGAATGCGTTAATGTATTTTGGTATAAGAACGAAATAAAATCATTTTACCTACAAGAAGGGAAAGCGTACTTCTTGAACACGGGATTCAGACATGCGGTAATGAATTGGAGCAACGAACCAAGAATTACATTTATGCTCTCTCTTGACGGACAGGAAGACTTGATGTGATACTATCGTGGCATAAAGATGCAAATTCACAGATTAAAAAAGAGTGGAAATTATTACAAAAAGAAATTGAATTTACAAACGATAAACTTAGAGACAATTACATTGGTATTGATCCTAATAGCTTCCTAGATTTTAATATTGTTCTTTCAGATAACAATGAAATTGAAGCATTTGCAGCAGTTCAAGATAAAGAGTGTTGGAATGGATTTAAGAGAATCGCAACAAGGCTATACATCCGCCCTAGATTCCGTAAAAGCGTCCAAGAAGGCTCGTCTTTAAACCAGTATACAAAAAAAACTTCCTATACCGCACTTCTTATTGACTATCAATATAACAACTATAGTAATGACTGCATTTTTTTGTCAAGAGAATGCACATTTAGATCTTTTGAAAGATTTATCGAACGTTTTGATCTAAAAAACAAGTTTATTGTAGCTGACGGTTTATACAGAGTATGTGGAATAGACAGTGTTAACCCAAAATGTATACAAAAGATAGCGGTTACTAGAAATTCTATGTCTCATCTTAATAAACTTGATCACTTAATCTACGAAACACAGCAGAATACATGATAGAAAACAATGTAATCAAGCAAGAGTTAATACAAAATCCTTGGGTACAGTGTCCCAACTTAGAATGTGTTAATTCTCTTCTACAAGATTTTACTGTAAAAAACTATTATAGAGGAACTGGTTTCCCTTCAGAAAGGCTACGTGAATTAGAATTGAAATATAGAAACTGGATCAAACAGATAATAGATTTAGAGGATTTTAATTATTGTTATTTTGTGAACGGAGTTACAGACGCAATAAATCAATGGTTATTAAATGAAGATCGAGACTGGCAGTACCTTGTAGGTGATTATGAGTATGCACATGCAGTTACTGGCAAGGGTAAAAAAGTACAAAATATACAAAAAGATTTGCCATTATATATTTCTAATCCATTTTGCGCTACAGGCGATTTTATCAAAATTAATCAGTACGACTGTCCTATTATTTTAGACTGTGCATATATAGGATCTACAGCAATACAAAAAATAGACATTCCTGTAAACACAGAACAGATTTTTTTCAGTTTTTCTAAAGGATGGGGATTGATTGGACAGAGGTTGGGACTAGTTTTTTCAAAATATAAGATACCAAGCCTTGATATAATGAAAAATGTAGAATGTTGGAATTTTAACAGTGTTGAGTTGTGCCACTTGATACTAGATAATTTTGATCCTGATACTACATACCATATGAACAGACAAAAGCAAATTAATATATGCGATTCATGGAATTTTGAACCAAGCGACTGTTTTTTTATGGCGAAGTCCTATGACAGAGAATACAAACCTAGGAGAAGGGTTCCTAACATAGCTAGAATTGATCTTTCTAGGTTTTTTAATGAGGAGACAACAGCATGATGAAGTTGCATCGATCTACAGAAGACGTTACTAGACTTACTAAAAGAGAATTACAAATTATTGCAAATAGAATTCAAACAGACGGCGCAGCAGTTTTTTTCGACCAAACTCTAAATGAACGAGAGTATGTTGATTTTATTAAAAGGTTTGGCGAGTGCGAAGCACCTGGTTTTTTTATGAACATGGACGAGTACCCTGAAATTTTTAGAGTGACAAATGAAAAAGACGATCAAGGCAACAAACTGGGAATGTTCGGCGGCGGCGAACTAGGTTGGCATAGCAACGGGAATAATCGACCAGTGATAGATAAAATCTTAGTCTCTTTACTATGTGTCCAAGGAGACCCAAACACAACTTTAAGTATATGTAATACTAGCCAGCCTTTTTATGAACTTACAAAAGACGAACAGGATTACTGGAAGACGATTAATATTCGTCTTAAATTTGAAAATCATACAATGTACTCTTTAGACGAAGACGATCCTGAATTAGAATTTATGAGCACTTTTAACGGAAGTATTCGACCTTTGGTAAATCAGCATCCTGTTACAGGACAGTATTATTTCTATTTTCCGTATCATTCAATTAAAAAGGCCTGGGAAGGAAAAAGACAGATAGATCACGAAGAAATAATTGAGCGACTCAAAAAAATTATCTTCAAAAGTAAATACCAATATCATCATGTATTTCAAGAAGGCGACCTCGTATTAATGGATCAATTTACATCGTTACATCGTAGAACACCTGTACAGGGTCCTAGACTATTATATAGAACAGCAAGCGATTATAAAAATATTACTCCTCATGAGTAATTAATGGTTATTTTATATGACTTTGTTAAAGCAAGCAAAATGGTGCTACAAGCGGATTGAGATCAGCAATCTTTGTCGTATCCAAAGAGAACTAAATTCAGTTTTACCAAGGTACGACAACGGAAGTATTAGTTTTTCAATTATTTGGAAGAACAAGATAGAAAACCATTTGCCACTAACTAAGCAAATGCTGTTTGAGATGGGCATATTAGACAGATGGTCTCATGTGATTCTAGTAAAAATGCAAAATGACAATTGGGTTCCGCATGTAGATTGGTACGACTGGAGGGAACAATGTTTTTCTTTCAACATACCTTTGCAAAATGTCGATGGAACGTATACTGCGTTCTATGACGCAGAAATTATAGACCAAAAACCAGAAAAATCGGAACATCGTAAAGGTACTGGGGAAACTCATAGGATAGTTAATCCTAAAACAGCGAAGGAGATATGCAGAGTCGATGCAGATCAACCACTCTGGATAAACACAAGTATTCCGCATACTCCGTTAGTGTTTCACGATCGACCCAGAGTAAACGCTTGTTTTCGATTTAACCCAGAACTACACGATTACTTCGAGCATTATACCATTCCTTAACTTCATCCAAGTTAGAAATAAGTGACTCTTTTTTAATATTGTTGTACAGTTTATATATAGGTTCGAAAAATTCTGTATTTCCTCTCCAAGTAAGACTGGTTTCGGACTCGATTGTTAATCTAGGATTTTCTATTAAGTCCTCGTAGAAAATATGTGAATATTTTTTCTTACTTGCAATCAACTCTTTTTTATCCTTCCAAATTCTTTCTAAATCAAAAAAATCGTCTACAGTCTGTCTTGCAACTTTTACCGGAGATGCATAAGGCTTATATTTTTTTGTGCGATTAAATACAAACGTAGTGCATGCTAGACAAAAAGAAATAAATCTTTCCCATGTATTTTTTCTTTCACATATAATTATATCATAATTTTCAAAAATCATATCGGTAACAGGCTGCGAAAGATGTTGGGGAAGACATTTTATTGTATATTTGTAATTATATTTTTTTAAAAGAGAAAGTCTTCTATCTATTTCTTCTTTTTGGTTCTTAAAATAACCAACAGTTTGATAAAGACCATTGCCGGTATCGTACACATAGAAATTATTTAAAAAAGTTTGGAAAAATTCGTCTTGTAATTTCGAATCATAGTCTACAGACAAATCTTTGATTGTCCTATAAAGCAGTGTTGTTCCTGAACGCATCGGTCCAATTATTGCATACATAAAACTATTTATTGAGAAGGTCAAAGATTTTTACTAAATAAATTTTTGGAGATTAATATGAAGCAAGTTTGGTTCAGAGAATTTAATTTGAACTATCCTTTAGATAAGTTATTAGTGTTTGCTAGGAAAATTATGCTATCAGGGCCTAGTTCGCCAGTAGGACCAAGAGTGTCAAGAACACAAGTATGGTGGCCGTCTACCGCTCCTCTTGATTTTTGGCAAAGATGTGAAAAAATTGCTCCTCTTCGCAGTTATTTTGGTGATTTCGGCCCGCGGTTTGCTTCTATTTGGGAATATCCAAAGTATGATGTTCTCTCGCCGCACATAGATGATCCAGGTAAAGGGGTTACAAGCTTAATTATTCCGTTAATAGGAAGATTTAGAACTGATAGATATAAAAGTATTCATGACCTTACAGTAAATGTAAGTGCGGAATCTTTAAACAGAAGAGAGGCTACCGAAGAGCAATATAATCAAGTTTCAAAAGAAATTGATACAGAACCGTATGACAGTCACGAATATGGTCCTGGAAAGATTTTTCTTTTAAATAATTCTGTATACTTTCACGGAGGAGAACCTTTAGATGATTATAGGTTATGCATGCAGGTGTATGTCTCTCCGGATTATGATTTAGATAAATTGTTTACAGATGATAAAAAATACTAACGTTAAAAAAGAAGACTTTGACTATAAACCTTTGAACAAAAAGGACGGAATGCCCTGGCCAAGAATTCCTAAAGATCCCGAAGAAATTCCCGATGATATTCCTCTTAAAGAAGAATATCTCTTGAGAACTATGGATTTCCTTGACACGCCGGAAGCTAGACCAATGTTTGAGAAACAGGCAGATATAATTATTGAAAATAACATTAAAGGGATAGTTGATGTAGGGTGCAGAATAGGAATAGTTAACGAAATATTATATGACCGAGGTTATCACGATTATAATTACATGGGTTTCGATACTAGTCCTCAGCCCATAGAATATGCTTCGCAATTGTGGCAATACTCACCGAATATAGAATATCGTTGCAAGAGCATGGATGATTATGATGACATAAAAGTAGATTTTGATGCGGACTGTGTAATTTGGTCAGGAATTTTACTATATCGTCCAGACGATCATATGCGTTTATTTCACGATATTACTGTAGATTTATATCAGGCAAAGCATGCTATTATCCAAGAACCATGCAAGGATCAAGATCATGACAAATACCCTCACGGAATGCAGTTGCATACTATAGATAACGAATTGTACAGGTATAAAGAAAAGTACTCTGACTATGTTGAATGGAAATTTGATTTAAACATGTTTCTAGGAAAACGCAAAGTGTGTCATATTATTATTTAATATTCCATTGCTTATTCCAATTATCATATTTTTCTTTCCATTTGTTTGAGGTTTCAGAATTGTATGACAGGTAGTGATTAATTGTTTTACATTCTTCTTTGAAGAAATCCGCATTATCTGGAAGCACACTATTCCAGCAATCTTTAAAGCAATGAGAATAAACCACATTGCCTCCTAGTTTATTTATTACAGCAGTCGTTGTAGGGAAATGTCTATCGCCCGCTTCTCTATTTGAGGGTGTAAAGGTAAGCAAAATTACCGGTTTTTGAGAGAAAGGATAATTCTGTCCTAGATTACTGTTAAAGTTTGTGCAAACAACAAACCAATCTAAAAGATTCTTAAAACCGGCCGACATAAGCCCTGTCATTTCTGGCACTGCAAAGACAAAAGCATCGTAGTTGAACATCTCGGTAAACAACCTGTCTATATCTTTTGGAACCTTTTCGTCTACCCTATTTGTATCAATAACAGGAATGTCATACTTGCACAAGGAATCAACAAGGCTAAAGCTGCACAGCTTGTTTAATAATTTTAAGCCGCGTAAATTCAATGATTCGGATGAGTGTGAAGCTGCTAATGCAAACGACTTCATTAATTATGCAGAAGACCCGTCGTCAAGATTGATCCATGCTCCGTTTTGGTATCCCTGAAATCTTTCACTAGTACTATTGTAGATTACCATACCATTTACACCATCTGGACGATCTGTGTCGGTATAAGAGCCAAACTGTACAAACCCTCCTGATGTTATTGTATTGTCTACTGCATCAATAAGTACCGTTGAATCATCACCTACAACAGTTCCCTTAAAAGCAGAAGCTTCAATGTTTCCTCTAACAATAGCAGAACCATTAACATCAAGTGTAGCTCCCGGATCGGCAATTCCTATACCTAACTGTTGGTCAAAGAAAGTTACACGGTTTCGCTCGTCAAAAAATCCATCTCCTGTAGTTGGATCTCCTCCTTGGGTTGCTGCTCCGAAAGTAATAAAGTTCAATCCTCCGTTTATAAACGCAGTAGATGCTATTCCGTTAACATCATTTCTTTCGAAAGCTATTTCTCCGTACAATTTAAATGGCTCGTCTGTAAGATCTGTATCTGAATTACGCACTAATGCATATAATGGAAGATTGTCGTCGTCTGCAACTGATATTGTCGGTGTAACAATTGAAACATTAGATTCGATTGTGTCTATGAGAAGTGACTTTGTCACCGAAGATAATAATAGAGTATTATCATTAGCAAGTACACTTCCTTGTAGGTCAGACAAAACTAGGGAAGCAAAGATATCTGTAGCATTAATATCACCTGTCTGAGAATTTACAATAATTCCCGAATCTTCTGCAAAAACACTACCGGTCAAATCTGCTGTCACTGTTTCGGCAAATATATCTATTGCATTAATATTCCCTGTGTCTGCATCTATCATTACTTGGGAGTTTTGTGCAAGTACATTTCCTTGAAGATTAGTAAAAAAAGTTTGTGTTAGGCTTTCAAAAACCAGCGCACTGTCATCAGCATAAATATCACCTATAACCGAAATATTGTCAGCCGAAATACTTCCATTAACCTCTAATCCTTCAAAAAAACCATTTCTCCATGCTGAAACATTCGATCCTAGATCATATGCTCGATCATCAGCAGGAATCAATGAACTAGAAATTTCACCACCGACAATAATGTTGTCGTCTGCTCCTGCACCTATGTTTATAACACCGGTTGCTTGAATCGAACCGTCAATATTTATATTGCCTTGGCCAATAATATTATAGCTGTTAAGATCTAAGCTAGTTCCTAAAGAGAGGCTAGTTCCTGGGCCAGGCCCACCAATATTACCGTCAATTGCAATATTACCAATACCGGTAATGTTATTTTCGTTTAGGTCTAGATTCCCTCCTAATTCAGGATCAGATTCTTGAGAAAGTGTAGATATAATGGGTTGACCACCCTGTGTTTCGCCGTCACCTATGTACAGCTCGCCCGTGTCTGTAACATAAACAGGCTCGCCTTCTGCAAACTCAAACTGCTGTCTTTCTGCGTCTGTGCCACGACGAAATTGTAACGCCATCTATTTACTCCCAAACTTGACTTAATGTATTTATCAAATCTGAGAGAAACCTATCTACGTTTTTTCATGAAGATGTGGGTTCTTTTTGAGATGTCTCTCTTGACTTTTTCTGTGGTAATTTTTTGTTAGGCACTTATGACTTTTCTTTTTTCTTTGATGGAGAGAGTTCTTCTGCCTGCTCTCTCAAACGTTTTGCCTCCTTGAACATTTTGTCAGCATCGCTGCGATATTTTGCAGCAAGATCCTCATCTGAGATTGCATCAGCTGTTACTGGAGCAGGTTCCGCTTGTGGCTCAGAGATAGGCTGTTCAGTAACAGGTTGTTCAGTTGTAGAAGAAGTTGTCTGAGAAAGAGCAAGATCCTCCACAGACACACCTTTCTGCTGCGCAATCTGCTGATTAAGCTCGTCCAGAGAGATAACAGTGTTTTTATCAGGCATCATTTCTACTTCTTTAGTAGCTACCTTCATCATTCTGCCTGTGGTATGAAAGCCAGCTAACATGTTTCTACCGTCGGGCAGTTGAGTGCGCGACATTGCTTCTGCAAACTCATATGCACTCTGTCCTGTGTTGCTTTCTACAGCCTTCATAAGAGCATCGTGCTCGTCAGCCATTAGATTTTCTGTTGTAACGACCACACAGCTATCAGGATCGCCTGGAACCGTGCGATATGCTACCACTATTTTTCTCTGATTGTTCTTGATTCTTCCAACGTGCTTGAGAGCCATTATGATTCCCCTTGTGTTCCCTGCTGATTAGAAACAGCAGCTAAAAATGTTTCCAACTTGGTGTAGGTTTGTCCCACAGTCATCATTTCGTTGGGTCTAAATGCGCCGCGCTGGCTTGCGACATCGATAATCTGCTTGATTGCAGAGAGATCCTGCACAGTAAGCTCGGCACCTGCTTCGCTGCCAGTGTCCTCTGCTTCTTGTGTTTCTGGTGTAGTTGTTTCGTCCGTCATTCTATCCTCCAAATAATATGCGTGTTTTATTTACTAATACTTTAGATAAGGACAACCCAAAGTGAATACAGACACTTCTTTCGGATCTTCGAATCCTATTTTGATTACTCGAGACTGTTTGTTGTTTCGATCAAGTTCGTGAGAAGTCTAACGGGTTAATCTTCTTAGGTCTATTTTTAAGCATCTTCGTAGTATGTGGTTACTCCGAACGGTGCTTCTGGCGCTCTGCCATACACCGAATGAATAAGAAATACCGTATCGCAATAGTCCGGATCGCCCCAACTGCTCCACGGCATGCCGTCTGTAAACATGATAAATTTCTTGGGTTGAATATCATGCTCTTTCATGTAATTCCAGTTGCAGTCAAAGTCGGTTCCGCCACCGCCTTTAATGTCGTAGTCTGTAATTTTGCGTCCGTCGTCTGCTGAAAACTCGTCTTGATTATAAACTTCAGTATCAAAGCACCACAGTTTAATGCGATAGTCCTCATACTGGTCCATGATGCCTTTAATCTCGCTCAAAAACACCCGAGCTTGTTCGTCTCCGATAGATCCACTCATATCAAGCGCAATGCAAATATCAATTGTCTCGTCAAAGTTCTGACCAGGAAGCACAGCGCCCATGTGCCAGCCCTTGCGTGACGGCCGAGCAAAAGTAAAGTCGTTCTTGATAGTGCTCTGAATCTGCTGCTGCAGAATCTCACGCCAGTTCATTTTAGGCTCAGTGAGATCTTTAATCATTCTCTCAATTTCGCCAGGCACATTGCCAGCACCAGCACCTTGCGCAGCAGAAATCATATTTTCTTTGATCTCGTCGCGAATTTTTTCTAGTTCTTCTCGAGTGTATTTAGGGCGTCCACCTTTGCCATCGCCGTCTTTCTTGTCCTTGCCAGAACCATTACTTTCCTGTTCCTTCTCCCAGTCGACATGCTCGTCAAGCATTTTGCCCAGTTCGTCAAGGTCGATCTTATCAGCCTGATCATAAAGTTCGTCGTAGATCTCTTCAGACGTCCAGCCGTCATACTTGTAGTCCTGGTAGATCTGAATGTCTGGCACATCACCGATTTTGTCGCGCACAAGTGTATTGTTCACCTTGTAATCACATGCTACATTATACAACTGCGGATTGCGTTCTTCTCGACGAATAATATGGTCAAACACACAATGAAGAATCTCATGTGCAATAACAAACTCAATCTGTTTGGTAGTGAGCTTGTTAAAAAATTGTGAATTGTAAAACAGATTGCGACCGTCTGTAGCAGCCGTAGGGCACCAACCGTCACAAGGCTGAACACGCAGACGAGTTGCCATATTACCGAACCACGGATGACGGAGAAGTAGTCCTACGCGAGCAGTAATTACCTTCTCTTTTACTTCATCCTGCAGAGCAGCAAGTGCTTCTTTGGAAAGTTCTTCGTGTTCTAGTAGAGTATCGTCTGCCACAGTGTTCTCCTAATTGCCAGTGTATATATATAATACACAATAGTAAGGGATTAGTCAAGAATTGGGGCGAACGAATCGCCCCAATATTTACGCCTTCTGAGCGGCTGTAATATACTTGCCGTAACGCTCGTGGAACTCGTCAAAGCACTCAATCGCGTCCGGATCAATAGGCAGGCTATATTGCGTCAACGCCAGCTTGATACCCATAACCACCAACTCTGTTTCGAAATTGTCCATTGAAAAACGCAGGAAGTTGTTGACTTTGTCATCAAACTTCTTGTCGTTTGCGTCGCTGGCTTCTTTAAGCTCATAGCAGAGAGAAACTGTAAGAGAATACATTGCGGAAATTTCTTTTGTGTTGAGCTCAGTTACCTTGCCTTCAAGAATGTCACCAGGATTAGGCATCTGCGATGCAACCTTGCGATGTGCCATAAACTTAACAGCTAGACCTTCTCCTACAGCACCTGACACAAGATCAGTGGTAGTGCTTTCGTCTAGGCTGTCTTCGAGCAGTTCGCTTACAAAACTCCACGAACGAGGCGTTGCAAACGAACGACTAGGCGACTTGGGATCGAAATCGTACAGATCCTTCTTGGAGAAAGTCAGATAACCTACAACATCCGTGTGAATGCTATTGTCAACAGCCCACTGGAACCAATCATCAAAGCTCACAGTCATTTCAAGGTGAACAAAGCGATTAGCCAACGGCGCTGGCATGCGATAGGTTACACCCTTGTCAGCCTCTCGGTTACCAGCAGCTACAATGTATACATTGTCAGGCAGAGTGTAAGTGCCAACCTTGCGATTGAGGATAAGCTGATAAGCAGCAGCCTGCACAGCCGGAGCCGCAGAGTTCATCTCATCGAGAAACAGCACAATGTTGTCGTGCTGAGAAGCAAGCTCGTCGTCTGGAAGTTCAAGCGGCGGAGCCCAAACCATCTTGCCAATGTTGGAATCAAAGTAAGGAATACCCTTGATGTCAGTTGGCTCCCAAAGCGAAAGACGAACATCAATTACCTTGGCATTCATCTGCTCGCCGATCTGGTGAACAATGTCACTCTTGCCGATGCCAGGAGGACCCCAAAGAAAGATTGGACGCTTCTTGCGAATAGCGTGATTAATAGATGCCTTGGCAGAGTTAGGCGTAAGTTGACGAGTTGCAGTATCCATAAGTACCTCTAGTTGCAGTTGTGTTTAAGTTCAAGTATTATTATACAGGAATGCAGGCGAGTGTCAATCGTTTTTGGCTTCTTGTCTTGCCAAGGCTTTCGAAATACCATATTTTTTGATATCTCCTGAGAAGAGATGAAGCTCAAGAGACTTCTTGTCATCTGTTACAAACATACTTCTTTTGCCGAGATAATAAGGACAATCTATGAAGTTGTCAAGCCAAATTATAATTTGTGTAGTAAAATGCATGTCGGGTGCGTAAGGCACTTCGTAGAACGTTATGTCTAGATCTTCAGTCATCATTCGATAACCTTCTTCCGTAAGGCGCATGCCACCTGTCTCTTTTGTTCGAGGATTGCGCCACCATTCTGCTAAAGCAGAACGAACAGAAAGGTCATTTACAGATTGGTCAAGCTGCTTGAGAAAGACCTTGGTATAGCTTTCTTTCCAGTTCATTCGTCTAACGAAATGATTTCGCCCTGAGTAAGCTTTACAACTTCAAACTCGTTCGTATTGAATAGAGAATTTAGCTTTTTTGCAAGGTTGATTGCGTGACCAGGATTTGAAAAGGATACCTTAGGATATTTTGGTCCAGGATAATTAGTAAGCATATTTGCGGATTTGAGGTTGAACGGTTCGCCCTGATAGAATACAGCCCAGATTGCTTCAGCCTTGAGTACCTGTTCTGTTTTATAGGTTTTCTTATCGATGTGTTCCAAAATTACATCAGGCTTAGGACGGCTCATGTGCGTGTTTCCTTTTCATTAACTACGCACTTATTTATCTTTTTACCAGCTAGAACCTCCGTCAAGCTTTACTTCAATTACTTCATCAGACGATCCACCTTGCCGAGCAATTATCTCTTCAAGATTGCCTTCTAGACGCGCCATAGTCTCACCAAGACAGAAGGCCAATCTTTTTGCGGTTTGAAGATCCAGTTTTACTTCTTTTGCTTTGTTAGCATCAGCAGACCGAACCTGCTGAATAAACTGTTGAACAGGAGCAGTATTTAGGGGTTCTGATTTATTTGACACGACCGAGCTCCTCTCGTGCTTCTAATTCAGTCTTGAAAGGACCTTTAAAATCATTTCGTTCAAGGGTAATCAGTTTAGGACAGAAGCTTTTCACCCAGCCTTTGTCAAACTTAACCACATAATATCCTGCGCAGTAAACGCTTTTTGATTTTTCGCTCTTAGTAAAAAGAGGGATCTTTCTTCGCACATCATACATGGGATTGTAGGGCTTATAGGATGTAGGAAAGCCGTGAACTTCATAAGAAATAGAATTTTCTAGCTGTTTGTGACCCCATTTTATGCTGCCTAGCGATTTCTTCAGTTGATTCTCAGAGTTGAAAACTGTAGTACCGTTTTTGTCACTCAAAATGTATTTGTCTTCGTCTAGTGTAAGAGTGCCTACCTTGGCACCTTCGTTCTCTACAATCCAAAATTTTCCTTCTAGAATAGGTTTAGCATTCGCCATCGGGATACCTCGCTGATAATGGTTTTGCAAATGTGGATGCCTGATCTGCGATCTTCTGCATATCCCACTTTGTACAGAATTTCATAAGTCTAAGTCCTACCTGCGATACTGACTTAGACTCTATATTTTGTGTTTCGTTGTCTATAATTTCTCTAATCTCTTGAGGTTGTGCTGTTAGATCACATAGAACAACATTTCTATTATAGTCATCGATAACACGATGCTCTTCGCCTTTATGATCTACCCAGCGCTGCAGCATTAGGTTATTCCAATTGAAGCCTTTTGTGTTCTTGTCGTCAAATGCCTCAAATAGGCCAACCTTGTTTTTAGTGCCTTTCTTGCGTACACCGGGGTAAGCAGAAAACACATTGTCTGACGTATCGCCTCGCATACACTTTTCAAACAGCATCCACTCAGGATTCGGAGCAGGCTTTTCTGTTTGTGTTTTCTTGTCTATTACTCTCTCGCCTTTGTCGTCAAAATAGCCTTCGTGTGTAATAGTAGTAGAAGTAACGCCGTTATACTGCTTGACATTGGGCGCAATCAGCTGAGCAAAATCACCGTCTGTGGAGATAATAACATGATTGTCGTTGGGGTGATTCTGACACCAACCTGCTATAAGATCGTCTGCTTCAAGACGTTCGTGACGCAGCACTGTGACATTTGTTTTTTCAATAAGAAATGTCTTCAACTCGTCAAAGATTTCCCAGAACACTCGATCCTCTTCCTCTTCTTTTGCAGTCATTGCTGATCGTGCTTCTTTTCTATTGCGCTTGTAAGGCTCGTAGAAATCTTTGCGCCATGAGCGTCCTTCTAGGCAGACCACAACATGATCACCGTCGAAGTCTTCCCATGCTTTCTTGAGAGAAGACAAAGTGATATGTATAGCCATACCGACCTTGGTATCAATGTCGCCGCGAACAACATGTCGAGCGCGGAAAAAAACATTTGCAGTGTCTAGCAAAATATATGTGCTCATACAGGATCCATTCCTAAGCTTTTAGTAACATCAAAGATATCTTTACCTTCAATATAATACACTATAGCATCTCTTGGTTTAAGAAGCAAGAAATCATTATCCGGTAGATATAAATGCATTAAGAAACTTCCGATCGCCCTTCGTCAAGAGGATTGACATTTATATAGCCCATGCCTCTTTCTGTGTCGACACCTTCCTCTGCCAGCATCTGAGTTACAATAGTTCTAAACCAAGCATCCACAATCTCTTCGTTGGTTTCGCCTTTGTATCCTGCATCCAATAGTCTTTCAATAAATTCGTTGTTCCAGTCTAGTTCAAAGAAACCATTGCGAATGTTTTCAGGATTAACCTGCGTGTCCAATACTGCTACCCAGGGTTCGCCCTTGCTGGTTGCTTCTGCCTTTTCCTGTTCTAGAGTTTCTCTGCGAACATCTTCTGAAGTTTTTTCTTCTGCAGGAACTTCTTCTTTATTTGGTTTCAGTTTCTTCCAAAAGTTAAACATTTTCTACCTCTGCTGGCTTTGATTGGAGGCAACCGTAAACAATAGTTGCTACAAAGTTCACATAAGGAATCAAGAACAGTAATATCCACCAAGGCGAGATACCAGCATCTCTACAGCGTCTTGCTGCTGTAGCAAACTGCAACCATAATGCTGCAATTACTAAAGCAATTAAGCCGATCACACCAATATAGATTCCTGTTGTGCCAGTAAACATTAAACCTTCTAGAATAATTGTGCCGAAGAAAGTTACTGCAAAAGTAATGAATACCACTGCCCAATACTCCTGCCTCATAGCGAGACCTGTAAAACTAAAATACCTAGACATTGTTAATCTCCTTTAAAATCCTGATTTTCTAAGTTTATCTGTAGGATCATCATGTCCCCCATGCGTTGCCGAACAATTCGATGTGGAGCCTCGGAGTGTATCTCCAGCCTCTTGCCATTGCAAGTTTTGCAACTCTGTCTGTGTTAAGTTCATACTCCTCCGAGCGTCCGCCGAGAGGCATGATGTAGACCGGACATTGGACACCCGCCTCTTTAAATTGTTCAGTTGCTCTAGTAACTTCGTCGACATCTCTTTCGTCAGCAACCACAAACTTAAAATACTGGTTACTGTTAGGAATAGCATGATATTGCCTAGCAATCTCACCCCTAATAGCATCATCCCAACGCTCTCCCGAAACTGTGAGTTTTGGGGAACACGAAAAGGTAACATGTATTCTGTCTTGAGTTCTGAGCCAATGTTCAAAATCTGGCTGTAGTTTCTGTGTTGTATTTGTTTCAATAGTGACATTTTTTAGGTCCTGCATATCTGGATGAGCAAACAGTTCTGGCCAAAATTTCTGCCAGAGCATGGGCTCACCACCTGTTAGTATAAGATGAATATCTTGTCCGTTCGATTGTGTCCATCTTCCTTCTGGAATGAGAGATAGAAGATGCTCTACAGTTTCGTCCACTGTCTTATTTTGCATAAACTTCTTGAACTCTGGGGTTTTTGTTTTTTCAACAACTCCACTGTCTAACAGTTCTTTAACCTCGGGATTGTGCTTACCCATTTCCTCTTCTCTGTCTCTACCAAACGATCTACAACGGAAGTTGCAGCCAAATGTTCGCAAGAATAATGACGGAACTCCGACGAATCTGCCTTCGCCTTGTATTGAGTAAAATGCTTCTGAATAACGTAGATTCATTTTTATCCTTTGTAATATTCCTTAAGTCTAACATCTATGTCCATATCTTTCAACACTTTTTTTATTATGCCAAAATCAAAATCTTGTTGAAACTCTTTATTATACAAATAGTTGTCCATTAAATCAATATTTTTCTCAAATCTTTGTCTGTTTTCTTTCCATAAATTAGCTAGCGTTTTAGGCGAAGTTAAAAGATTTTTATTGCAGTCAATTGCTTGTACTAATCTTTGTGTAGGGTCTCTAATTGAATCGTAACTATGATCTATAATATCATCAAAGACATCGAAACCAAATTTATTCTTAAAGACATTTATAGAGTAAGGGCAATTAATGAATATAAAAAAATTCATTCCGTATACACACTGTATTTCCTTTTCACTAAAGAACGGCGTGGGTTCAAAATATAGGCTTCCTGTAATAATTTCTAGCAAAGTAGATTCGTAGACAGGATATAAATTATAATTATAATTATCAATCGGATCTTTTATTACACTGTTTGTTAATCTTGAAAATGAGCTTTTACATAAATTATTGTAGCCATTAATTATCTGCTGCATTTCCCCTTTATTAAATTTAAAGTAATCTTTTATTATATCTAGAAATCTTTCTCGTTCCATTTTAAAACCAGGAGTATACCCAATTTTTCCATACCTACTAACCTTGTTTTCCCCTAATAAATGTGATATTACTGCTAATCTGTGTTCTTTTAAAGAATTATTGATGCAGAACCAAGATCTAGGCTTATTACCAAAATTCTTTAACCTACATTTTTTATATCTTTTTTCAAGTTTGATGTTAATCATGTGTTCTACATATAAGTTTGGAACATTTACATACTGTTCTAAGTTAGACTGATGACAAAGCAAGACAAATTTTTTGTCTGAATGATGTCTGCAAATATCTTGCATTTTATCAAAAGGTTTAATAGCCTTGTCTGCATAATAGTTAAAAGTGCTTTTATCTATTATTGAATCAGTACATACCCAAAAGATAATTTTAGCATGATAATCTAAATTAGCAAGATAATCATAATCAACCCCTTCCGGGTCATACAAAAATTCGATAATTTGGATGTCATAATCAATGTAAAATCTAGAAAAAAAATCAGTTACATTACTTCCTACAGGAAATGATCCGTTATCTGATAGATTTAAATAATCAACTTTCATTTAGAAACTTTTCTAGCTAATCTACCGGAATAGGTTCCTGATTCCTGCACATTTTTTGAAATATTACTAAATGCATTTACAATTACGTTATCTGTAACATATAAATTATTTAAAACAGAAGACCTAAAACCAAAAAAGCAGTGATTGCCTATAACAGTCCTTCCGGCTATAAGAGTACCAGAATGAAGTATACAATTTTCCCCTATAGTAGTGTTATGCGCGATTAGACAATAAGTTTCAATTATACAATGATCGTTAATTTGAGAGTTTAGCAGAACACTGTTAAAACATCCTATAAAGACATTACTCCCTATTTTTGACCTAGGCGAAATAAAACATGTATCATGTATGAAGGAACAAAAATCTAATCCTTTTAACTGTATTTTTTTTATGACATCATAACGCTCTTTAAGGTTTAACGCTAAACTAACTGTGTATTGAAATGTCTCTTTTTGTTCTAAAAAATTAAAATCTTCCGGGGGTACTATTTGAACATCTGCTTCCGATTCTAGTCGATAAGCATCAAAGTACTCCTGGGTAAGAGTAGATTGAGGATAACCTATAATCGCAATTTTTTTATCATTACCTATTATCATTTTACCGGGGAGCAAACTCCTGTTGTAGTTTAATATTGTGAAAGAATTCTTCTTTTACACTTGCGTCTTTCATAAACGCACCTTCCAACACTGTTGTTTGTGTAAGCGAAGAGTGTGCCATAATGCCTCTATTTTCGCAGCAACCATGCGTACACTGTATATATACGCCCACATTTTCTGACCCCGTTGCTTGCATAATTTCTCTTGCAATATCATTAGCAAGTTCTTCCTGCAGAGTACCACGACGCGCACACCATTGCGCAATTCGAGTATATTTAGAAAGTCCTATTAGCTTTTCTGCGGCAATAATGCCAATATATGCTACACCTGTAACAGGCTGGTGATGATGCGAACACACAGAACGCAGTTCAGAACGCACTACCAGCATTCCTTCGTATCCATCTTTGGGATTGTTAGGAAAAGCAGTGGCGTTAGGCTGCGGATAATAGCGTCCACTCATCAATTCGTTTCTTCAATATAATCTGCGATATTATCGCCTGCCCAGTAGCGAGCATTGTTGTCTTCCAGTCTTTGTTTAATTTTGTCTGATGTTTTCAATATTTTCTCCGAGTTATAGACGAGGATGTCTATTATTACTATTATAGATTGTATTTAGGTCGTTGTCAAGAAAAAGGATAAAAACTATCCTCTTCTTCCTAGAATTGGCGTTCTACCCGCTTCTAGTTGAACATCTTCCAAGCCCATATAGGTATACAGTGCTTCAAGTTTGTCATGATAGTCAGCAACTTCTGCTAGTTCTTTTTCTAGTTCTTCTAGTATATCACCGTTGTTGCCAACACCTGCTGCGTTAGTAGCAAGTATTTCTGCGTTTGCTCTGTGCTTTTCAATGTGTCCTACAAAGTGGGCTTCAGCAGCCAACAGAACTTCCGATCTCATATTCTTCATTGTCGTCTCCTTTTTTGTAATTTCCCATGTGAGGAATGACATGTCTTACACCGCCTCTTGGGTCTGACATGTCTCCTGTTCGTCTTGGTATAAGGTGGATGTGGGGATAGGCAATAGTCTGTCCCGCTGCTTCTCCTACATTCATGCCCATGTTAAAAGCATCACAGTAGCCTCTATCTACCCAGTCTGTTCCCCACTTGTAAGCAGCTTCCCAGCACTTTGTGACATCATGCCAATCTTCCTGTTTTGGTACAAAAAGAACATGTCCTTCTGTGACAGGATAAGCATCTCGAAACACTGTGTAATCTCTAGTTTCTACTAGCACATCCTGCCAAGGAGTATCACCAGCTTTGTGTGCTTCATCAAGTGTTCGGGTCATATTCTACTACCTTTACTAATTCTTCTTTGCCAGGCAAACGCCAAAAGTCTGCTGCTCTTTCTGCTTCTTCTTGTGTATCAAAGATTTTTACAGAAGGCGCGCTAAAATCCATTCCTTCAACAAATTCTGTGACGTAGACATAATCGTTTTCTGACATAGGAACCATAATCGCCCACTTAGTCACGATATTCTCCCACACATTCCCAGGGGTA